TGACCGGCATCCCCGGAAACAAGCTGTGGCGCGAAAGCATCCAGACCGGCTTGCGGTTCAAGCCGCTGGTCGATTGGCTGATGCAGTGGCAGCGCGACCCGGACTTCATTGTCACGGTGAACCCGGCGACGGTTCTGGTAGGCGACACCATTGCGGTTCGCAGGTTTGAGCGGTTCGTGCCGGAGACGTTGCTTGAGACAGCCAAGATCAAAGGGACTTCATGGAAGCCACGCTACAGCGGAAATGAGCACGGATGGGTAGGCCTCAATGGCAACGGAGCACTTGTTCTTCGGCGCAGCCTGACGGGCGTGAACCGCGTGTTCATGTTCATAACCAATCTGGATGAACTGATCCTGATGGACGTTCAGCCGTAGTGCCTGATGGCCCGCGTAACCATCTTGATGCGGGCAGGGTCTGAACCCGTTGACGGGGTTATGTCATCGCTGTTAGAGCACGGCTCGTCTGGTAAAGGGTTGCGTCGCCATGTCATCTAGCGTGCCAATGAGCATGACCAAGGAAGAGTTCGACAACGCCCTTGATCGGGCGGCAGCGGCTGGAGCCCGGCGTGCGCTGAAGGAACTAGGTCTCGAAGACGAGAACGCGGGCGAGGATTTGCGCGAGCTTCGGAAGTTGATGGCGTCGTGGAAAGAGGTGCGAAAGTCCGCTCTTCAAGCCATCGTCAAGTTCCTGACTACCGCACTATTCGGCGCGCTCTTGCTGGGTATGGGGATTAAACTGGGCGGGTCCGCGTTGCTACAGTAATTTGCAACCCGTTGCAGGCTTCCCTGTGTAGTGAGAACCTGATACATGGTCTTGGCAGCAGTGGAGGTCAAAGTGAGGCTATCGGATGAAGGTCGCGCTATCCTGAAGCGCTACGAGACGGGCGGGCGGATGCAGGGTAATCGCCTGATCGTTCTCAAGAGCGGCGAACCCGCGCTCGAAACATACATCGACGACGCTGGACGTCCCACGATTGGCTGGGGTCACACAGGCACGCTCGACGGCGTCCCGCTGGCACTGGGTATGCGCATCACCCGCCAGAAGGCCGAAGCGCTGTTCGATGCAGACATCGACAAGTTCGAGCGCGGCGTAATGCGCCTGATCCAAGGCGGGGCCGAGACCAACCAAAATCAGTTCGACGCACTGGTTCTATTCGCCTACAACGTGGGGTTGGGAAATCCGCGTATCCGGGGCAGGGGACTAGGGGGCTCCACGTTGCTGAAAAAGCACAGGGCGGGCGATTATGAAGGTGCGGCTGCGCAGTTCGCTTTGTGGAACAAAGCGGGCGGGCGCGTAATGCGCGGCTTGACCCGACGCCGTGCCGAAGAGGCTTCGCTTTACATGCGACCGGTAGAGGTTCCTGTAAAAGAGCGGACATACATCGCCGACGTCAGTAAGCGGGTTGAGCCGGACCCGCCGAAACCCCTTACCAGCAGCAAGGGCATCGTTGGCGCAGTCACCGGAAGTGTAGTGGCGGCTCCCATCACGGTTGAGGGCCTGATGACAGCCACCAGTTCGATGCGCGATCTTCAGGGCGAAGCAGACAAGTTGCAGCACCTAGCGTGGCTTTCAACGGCGCTTGGTTTCATCATTTTCGCGCTGTCAGCTTACATCATCTGGAAGCGCTTCAACAACCGAAGCAACGGGCTCGACTAATGGGCATCGTGGGCAGATTTGCCGAAAACACGATAGCGGCTCGCGTTAAGCAAGGCGCGGGCGCTGTCATCGCCGGAGCGACGGGCCTATTGAGCCTGCGGGTCATTGCAGGCATTGGCGCAGGCGTCCTGCTTGTTTGCGGTTTCATGTGGTGGAAAGCTACCAGCGACCGGGATGTGGCCAACGGGCGGCTCGACGAAGTAGCGCAGATCATCGCGGCTGCGAACGGCGGCGATAAGGTCGACCGCAAGAAAATCGTCAGTGAAGTCCGCACCATTATCACCGAACGAGCAATCGCCCGGCGTGAGCGAGATGGCTACAAGACGACTGCCGAGACCCAAACCCGTGAGGTCCGCCGCCTTAACGAAGAGACCGAGCGGATGCGCGCTCAGTCGGCCCGACAGATCAGGGAGGTGCAGTCCCTTACCCGCCAACGTGATCGCTGGATCGCCGAAGCGCAGAAATCGGCAACCCGAACCCAGCCGCGTAGCGACCAAGAGGAGCTTCGCCAGATGCAGGAGGTATTGGATGCGCTTTACCGTAACGGCTTCTAGCCTGATCGCGGCGCTGGCACTCGCCGGGTGCACCACGACCCGGACCGTGATCGAAGAAGTGCCGGTCGAGGTCTATGTGCCAGTCGCAGTCGGGTGCTTGCCGGACACGGACGGCGACGGAGTGGGTGAGCGCCCGACACCTGTAATCCCGATGCGGGATACGATCTCGGAAGAGCAGTGGCGGGCGCTGGCACCCGGAGCTAAGGCAGAGGCTGTCCGGGTGCAGGCAGGACGACGAATGAACCACGCGGACCAACTGGAAGCAGCGACTTTTGGTTGTCAGTGACCCGGCGCGGTGCTATGTCGATAGCCGCCTAGGACGTTACCCTGTTGCGACCATCAAGGCAGTCAAGTTGATCCTATAGGGCCGCGCTCTACCACAGGGCGTGGCCCTCTTTTCGCTTGACATAAAATCTAGCCTAGCCTAGGTTGCGGGCTGTCCTAATCGAGAGGGACACCTACAGGGAGAATATCGTGACCACATCAATGACTACCGAGCAGGCAAGTGTCCGCAATGCGGACCTGTTTCGCGCCAACCTCAATGTGCTGCACAACGCAGCAGTCGGCGTCGTCGTATGCCGGACCCGCGAGCCTTACCGCGCACTGGACAGCATCAAAGCGCTCTCATTTGCGCAGAAGATGCCGCTTTGGTTGTGGACCGTCCTGAATGGCTGGACCTGCTTCAAAGCAGATGGTCGTCAGGAAGAACCGGACGGCACCAAAGACCCAAACATGGCGCTTCAGAAGATTGAGGGCCTGAATGACAACGGAGCTTCCGACATGGGCGGCGGGTTCTACGTCTATATGTATCCACAGCACTGGATCAAGCAGGGTGGCGTGCAGCCTTCGATGTTGCAGGCCATCAAGGAATACGCGCGCAGCTTCAGCTACGGTGTCGAAGCCGATGCCAAGCGCCTGATCCTGCTGACACCGCCCGGCTATCAGCTTCCGAACGAGCTTGAGGACGACGTGACGATCCTCGACTTCGACCCGCCGAGCTTCGCCGAATTGGGCACCATGCTCGATGAGCAAATCCGCGACTTGCCGCGCGACAAGAAGCCCTGTCTCACCAATGACGACCGCCAGCACATCATTGCGGCGGGGTCCGGTATGTCGGCGCACGAGTTCGAGACTGCGCTGGCGCGAGCGCTCGTCACCCACAAGACCAAGCTCCCCAATCTGTCCGGTGACGAGATCGCCCGCGAAGTGCTGAAGGTCAAGGTCGAGGTAGTCAAGCGCTCCGAAGTGCTGGAAGTCATGCCGAGCGCCAACATGGACGAGATCGGTGGGCTCGACAATCTCAAGGAATGGCTGGACGAGCGGGCCGGGTGCTTCGGCCAAGAGGCCGCAGACGCTGGGATCGAGGCCCCGAAGGGCATCGCTCTGATTGGACCGCCCGGCACCGGCAAGAGCCTTGTCGCCAAAGCAGCGGCGGCCAAGCTGGGACTTCCCCTTATCAAGTTCGACGTGAGCCGAGTGTTCCACGGGATTGTCGGCAGTTCGGAAGAGCGTGTGCGCGCAGCCCTGAAAATGCTCGACGCCATGGCACCTTGCGTAGTCATGCTCGACGAGGTGGACAAGGCGTTCCAGCTTGGCAGTGGCGGAGACAGCGGTATCAGCCAGCGCGTGCTGGGGGCTATCCTTACCCACATGCAGGAAAGTTCATCGCCGATCTTCTGGGTTGCCACGGCCAACCGCACCAATAACTTGCCCGCCGAGTTCCTACGCCGGGGCCGACTGGACGAAGTGTTCAGCGTCACCGTGCCGGACGATGCGGAGCGCGAAGAGGTCATCAAAATCCACTTGCGGAAGCGCAAGGTGGACCCGGACACCGTGGAGAACCTTGCGGCGGCAGTCGCGGGCTCCGATGGGTTTGTGCCCGCCGAGATCGAGGCCGCAGTCAAGGACGCCAAAATTAAGGCGTTTGTCACCGGGCGGCAGGTGGACGGCAACCTAATCGCGGAGCAGCTTTCGACTATGCGCCCGCTATCCGAGGCGTTCGCAGAGCAATTCGAAGCTATGAGAGTATGGGCGGAGCAAAACGCCCGCCCGGCCTCTCGTTCGACTGAAGCCCGTATCCAACCAAGGCGTCGCGTCCGCAAGCCCGTGCACCTCGTGGACGGCCAGCAGATACGTGCGACCAACCTGAGCAGGGACGACACTGACCCTGCCGAGTAAGAACAGGCGGTGTGTGTGATCTCCCTTCACACCGCTTAGTCCGGCTGGCACCCTCTCGATAAGTGATGCCAGCCGGACACCCTATTCAGGAATATGACATGCCATTCATAAGGTGCATCACAGGTTCGGAAACCTTCAAAGAGGGCAGCGCGGCGCTGATAGTCACGCTGGAACCACAGACCAAGTTCGAGGTGCCGGGCGGCAAGGGTGTATTTATCAGCGAAGCCGCCAAGAACCGTCAACACATCACAGAGCAGTCGCGTCCTTCCTACTTACCTGCCAGCACGACAGGCGTGCGAGAGCAAGGTTCCTACTGGGACGGCAACTTCAACGTGCCCGAGGGGGCGATTTTGCGGGTCTATGGGCGACGCAAGACGCGGTTCGGCTCCCGGCCCTTCATTGAGGAAGGCGTGGTGTTTATACGGGCGCGAGAGGATGGGCCTTTGCAACGGTTGCAGCTTCGCAGGATCGACAGCAGGCAGTCCACTAACGCCGCTGTCATTGTCGAGGGTCGGTTCGATGTCGTTTCGCTGCGAGAGGCCGGGGCCGCCCGTATCCCCATACACGCACAAGACCTGCAATTGGCCAAGCCCGATAAGGTCCGGGCGGTGTTCATCAGGGAGCAGATTGCGCCGGAGCGCCGTGCACCGGCCAAGACCAAAGTGGAGATCGTGCGGACCCATGATGGTGAAGAGGTCCAAGTGATCTCCACCCGGCGCGGTAGAGCGCTCAAGCTCTAGATGTTGCTTGACATAAAATGTCTGGCAGGTTAGGTTCAACATACCCAGTCGGCAGAGGGCCGATGGAAGAAGGGAGTATCAACTATGAGTCACGTTACCAAGTTGTCGGGGATCGTCATCACCGATCTCGGCGCAGTTCGTCAGGCCGTCGCAAGCCTCAATTCGCAGGGCATCAACGTTCGCATTGTCGAGAACGCCAAGCCGCGCGTCCACGGCTACGATAGCGTGGAAACATGCGACCTCGTGCTGAAACTCGACGGTGCATACGATGTCGGCTTGAAGCGCAATGCTGAGGGCAACTATGAGCCCGTGCTCGATGTCTATCAGGGTCACGTGGGGCGCTACCTTGGCGCGACGTGCCCGGTGCCCGGCACCGCCGCCTACGCTTCGCAAGAATACACCCAGCACCAGATCGGGCGGTTTTTGCAGGAATACGGCAAGCACGTCGCCATGAACGCAGCCATGGCTGCTGGGCATGTCATCGAAAGCTGCGATGTCGATGCGGACGGTAACGTCCAGATCATTCTCGCCGTCGTTTGATCGCGCTACCAACAAGGAACGCATATCATGGATCAGAAAATCAAGATCACCATCGACCCCATGGGAAACAAGAAGGTCGAAGCTGAAGGGTTCGTGGGCAACTCGTGTGAAGCAGCTACCGCCCATATCGAGCAGGCGCTGGCGGGCGGCAAGCCCAACGCAGGGGACCGCGAATACAAGCCCGAATACTCGCAGAGCGCGGAAACGCAGATCGAGCAGGGCTGGTAACAACTGGGCGCGGCGGGTGTCTCTCACGGGAGCCCCGCCCCGTTCGTTTCTGGGGGAGAACCCATATGCACAGGCAGGTAATCACCATTGGCCGGGACGGTTCCATGTCCGGCCTTCAGCGCAAGCCCGGCCAAGGGCTGGACCTTCGCCAGTTCGGCAAGGCGGACATCAAGCGCGCGTCTCTGATCGAGTGGGACGCCGAGCGTCAAGCATGGTTTATTGACGTGCTGCAAGAGGCCGGGCGCGGCAAACTGACCTTCAGCGCCTTTCGCAACAGCCAGCCCGAAAGCTGGCGCGCTGACCGCGCAGGCGACAAGCTCACGGCACTCGCCCCGTCCGGCTGGGCGCGGGACCACAACGGCGATGATGTGCTATTGTTCGCCGAGTATGATGAAGCGGTTAAGGTCGAGATCGCATATCTCGACGCACTTCGCCTGAAAGGTCAATTCTGACTTTCTAGTAGTTTACCCCATGTCAAGGCCCTATATGTAGGGGCTTTACCTAGTTCTGGGTTTTCATTACATAAGTTTTTCAACTTGATTTACAGAACAGCCGAATAATCGGCGGCGACAGACAGGGTTATTATATGTCAGCCAAGGTGCTGGAGTTCCCTAGCTTGGGCTCCGATGACGATTATTCTTCACTTCAGTCGAAGCTGATGATCTACCAGAAGCTCAATCGAGAGTGGGCCGAGCACTTGGACCCGTATGAGTTTCGAGTGCTTTCAGCTATCGTTGACCGCACGGTTGGGTGGGGACGGACCGAGGCGCAGTTCAGCGCCGGGCGGCTCTTACGGGGCGACAAGGTCAATGGTCCCCTCAATCTTAGCCGCCCCAAGCTATATCGTGTGTTGTCCTCACTGGAGGGGCGCGGGATGATCCGCCGTCGTGCCGACGCTTTCAATCCTGACAAAACCCACTACAGTGTCCGCCTCGATTGGAGCCCGAAGATGGCACTTAATCTGCCGAAGCGATTGAAGAAAGATGCAACCGGTTGCAAGTCGGAAAGGGTGTCTCTCACAGAGACGAGGGTGTCTCTCACAGAGACGAGGGTGTCTCTCACAGAGACCCAATATACAGGTAATCCCTATACAGGTAATCAAAGGACAGGTAACGCGGCCTCTTCGGACCGCGAGCCCCCAAACCCCGTTTCGACTATCCGGGCAACAATCGAGCGGACCGTGGCCAGCCACGCAGAAGCCAAGGCCACCCGGCTCAAAGTCCGTAGTCAGCGCGCCACGTCCGGGGGCGTAGAGGCTGCATGGCGCGACGCACTGCGCGAGACCTTTCCGGACGTGGTCGAACCTGTATGGACCGGCAGGGAGAAGGGGCAGGCCAAGAGGCTCGCCAGTGGTTGGGCCAACTTTCGCCAGATCAGCTTCATTGACTTCACCGACTGGGCCGTGCGCAACTGGACCCAGATCATGCGGAAGCAGTTTAAGTGGATGACAAAGAACCCACCACCAGCCGTTCCGGCCTTCAACTTTTATGTTGCCATGATTGACCAGTTTGCCGAGTGCTGGGGAGAAGGTAAGTTGGAAGAGTGGGCCAGTGCCGAAGAGCGGACTGAGATCGAGCGGATGATGGCCCGAGGGATGACCTTCGAGCAGGCCACCGCCGAGTTCGCCAAGCGCCACGCCATCGCCGAACTTCGAGACGAGATGCGGGTCCGCGAGATCAAGGTGCGCGCTCGGTCTCGCGCCGCAGACATCAAGCTCAAGCAGGCCGAACGGTTGGCCGAGTTTGGCGGAAAGGCCCCTGTGCACCCCCGGTCGATTGCCGCGCAAGAGATACGCGCTAGAAACCGGGTGAAACTGCAACCCGTTGCAAACGACCCTGAGTTTGTTCCTCTATCCGCCCCAATGGTCAGCACGAAGAACCCGTTTGATGAATGAAGGGCTGTCCAGCGAAGTCCGCCTGTCTCTATTCGAGGCGGGGATCGGCAGGCGATACCACGACCTCATGTTGGGGGACGTGAAGCATGGCGCGGGGATGCTTGAATACCTCAAGCGCCGGGGCAAGGCCATTCGGCAAGGACAGGGCGTAGCCTTTCACGGGATCGGCATGACGGATGCGATCATCATGCTGGCGCGCGGGCTTCACATCAATGGAGTGGGGTGTAAGGTAGTGCCGCTGGTGAGGATGCGCGGGCTAATCAATGACCCAGAGTTTCGGGAGCAAGTGATGGACGCGGATGTTCTGGTCGTGCTCAACGCCCAAGACACCAATCGCGGCAACCCGTTGCATGACAGCGTTGCCGCCGAGGTCGAATACACTATCCGCCGACGCCACGAGAACGGCAAGGCGATATTCTTGCAACTGGCTATCGAAGAGGACACCGCGATGGCCGAGATGCCGAACTGCTACTGGACCGGCGAGATGATCGAGTTCATCAGTGAACACCTTGAGCGGGTGACGCCGACGGGCCTCAAAGCGATGGAACCGAGATGAGCGCCGGGCTCACCTTTATCCGGGCGTGCATCGACAACGGGGCGCGCAGTGAGTTCATGTCCGCCCGGCGCGAGCTATTCACTGAGGAAGAGCACCGCACCTTTGACTTCGTGATGGCGTTCCTGACGCGCTACGGGCAGTTGCCCGATTACGCCGTCATGCTTGAAAATAACATGGCGACCCCGGCAGCCACCGGTCCGGTCGATTATCACCTTCAGCGCCTATCAGACCGCGCGGTTTACAGCGCTTACTCGGAGCGCCAGAACGCGCTGCATCAGGCGCTTCAGGCGAATAACATGGAGCGGGTCCGGGAGTTATTCCGGGAGATTGCCATGATTATTTCGAGCGTTGATGTTCAGCAGGACACCTGCACACTGGCAGACGCTTTGCAAGAGGCGTGGGAAACCTATCAAATCGCCCGAAGTTCGCCCGGTCTTCAGGGAATGTCTTACGGCTGGGAGTTCTTAGACAACATCACGGGCGGACTGCGCAATGGCGACGTTGGCAGCATCGTGGCCCGGCCCGGTATTGGCAAGAGCAACGCCATTACCCGCGCCGCTGTCCGGGCTTGGCAGCGAGGGGCAAGTATTGCCTTCGTCAGTATGGAGATGACGGCAGTGGAGACCGCACGCCGTGTCATGGCTATGCTCACCGGGGTCAACCCCGATTTCATGCTCCGAGGTCGCATGTCGCAATGGGGCGAAGATGCGGTGCAGGCCGCCATGGATCGGGTGCGCGGGCTTCCGCCCTTTACCATGCTAGTGGGCGACCTGACCAAGAGCGTTGCAGATGTCAGCGCATTTATTCAAGAGCACAGCCCGGATTTTGTTTGCATTGACGCCAGCTACCTTTTGCAACCGAGCGACAAGCGCTACAAGGGCAAGAGGTGGGAGGCACTGGCCGACACCGCCACCGAGATCAAGGGGCTCGCCTTGCGTCGGAACAAACCCATTTTGCAGACAGTTCAGTTCAATCGCTCCAGCACCCAAGACGAAGATATGGACCTGTCGCAAATCGGCGGAACGGACGTAGTGGGGCAGGTCTCCAGCCTTGTGTTGGGGATGAGGCGAGGACCAGCGCCGTTTGAGAGATCACGTCGACGCATCGCGGTTTTGAAGAACCGTCATGGCCCGGATCATCTGAGCTTCCTGACCCGCTTTGAGTTCGAGCCGTTCAACATGGACGAGATCGACGACGAGCCTGTGGCGGAAGACGAGAACGGGAATTGGAACGGACACATAGGCGAGCAGCCTATCGGAGACGAGTGGAGCGGGGCGTGACAATTATCCCGAGAAATATCAAGAACGGCATTGCGAGGTCGCCTATCGTTGACGATGTGGCACGGTCCATAGTCCGCTCGCCCGTGCAACCCGTTGCAGCGGCGCAGTTCGAGAGCAACGGACATGCCATCCGCGCCCGGACAATTAACGAGCACAACTACGCCCCGCCGACGCCTGAGACGTTCCCCTTCCCGCGCCGAGGGCAGCCGGATGCGCCAATCCTAGTCATCTGCGATAGCCCGACGATCCAAGCGATGCAGGAGGGTCTTCCGATGACGAAAGACCAGCTTGTGTGGTTTGCGAAGCGCGCCAGCGAGCAGGGTTTTGTCGAGAACGACTTCCAATTCATCACGCTGTGCTCCCCGATCAAGCAATCTGACCTGTCGAGCGCCAAACGCAAATGGGATCACGTGAAGCAGTTCGAGGAGCGGCTGCGCGATTGGGTTGAGAAGATCAACCCGCGCGCCGTGGTGACGTGCGGCGAGCTTGCTACCCGCGTCATGTTGGGCAGGGCGGTGAAGATCACCAAGGCCCGAGGTGTTGCTGTGACCGGGTTCAACGACCGGCTAGTGTTCCCCGTCCTATCGCCGAAGCTGTGCACCAAGCAGCCCGACTACATGCCAGTGTTCGACGCGGACCTTGGCACACTCAACCGGCTCAAGGAAGGCGACTTCGACAACACCAGTCTTCAGACCACCGATGTGGACTATCGCTGGGAGACGGACATCCAGCGCCTGCTCGACAACAAGCCGGGCATGATTGCGGTCGATACCGAAACCAGTGGGCTAAACTTCCGCGCCCCGGACTTCGAGGTTTACACCGTCCAGATCAGCACCGGCCCCGGCTTGTCTATCGTTTGCCCTGTCTCATGGAACTACTACGAGCGACACCGTGGGGCGTTCGAGGCCAATGGCATCCACATGACGCCGCAGTCGATGCGGGCGCTTCTTCGTCAGATCAAGACGCTGATGGAGGATGCCACAGTCCGGAAGATGGGTCATAACTTCAAGTATGACGACGGCTCAATGCGTTACGGGCTCGGGATCGACGTGCAGGGTTGGGAGCACGACACCGAGTTGATGACCCGTGCGGTCAACGAGAATATGATGAGCTACAGTCTCGACGACTGTGTGCGCGTTTACGTCCCGCCGCTATCTGGCTACAGCGACCTGTTCAATAGGACGGTGGACAAGGGCAACATGCTTGAAGTGCCGCCGTTCGACGAAGTGAATGAAAACGGCCACATCGTCAGGCCCGGCATGTTGAGCTACGCGGGCGGTGATCCGGACGCCACTTATCGACTGGCACGTGCACTTTACCCGATGTTGCGCCGCGAGCCCGGCCAGTTTTTCCTCTACAAGAACGTGCAGATGCGCGGCCTCATCAGCTTCGCCAAGCGGATCGAGAGCTTTGGCCAGTGTATCGACCGTCACGCACTCGACGAATATCGAGACGAGGTGGACCAGTGGCTGAAGGATGAGGAGCGCGCCCTATTCCGCATGGTGCCCGCCGCCGTCCGGCGCAAGTATCTCATGGACCCGAAGGGTGCGAAGTTCAGCCGCGACGCCTTTGTGCAGGACATTCTGTTCAGTGCCGACGGTTTCTCACTGAAGCCAGTGGTTTTTACCAAGTCCACCGCCAAACTCGCACCGGAGCAGCGCGTGCCGAGCGTCAGCACCAAAGACCACCTGCCCTACTTCACGGACAGGAAGGACAAGGCGGGAGAGTTCGTGCGCCGGTTCATTGACTTCAAGAAAGCGCAGAAGCTCAAGAACACCTACATTGACGGGTTCTATAAATACATCAAGCCTGCCAACGACCACACGGGTGAGGAGAAGATTTACCCGTCCTACAACTTCAGGACCAACACTTCCCGGACCAACAGTCAAGAGCCAAACGGCCAAAACTTTCCCAAGCGGGGCAACTTCGCCAAGGGCTTCCTACGCCTCATCAAGGCCAGCGCGGGTAAGGTGCTCATCGCTGCCGATATGTCGCAGATCGAGCTTCGCCTGACCGCGTGGAGCGCGATGGAAAAGGAAATGCTGCGGATTTACAATACCGGGGGCGACATTCACGAAGCGACCGCAGCGGCGGTGATGCGTATCACTGTCGAGCAGTTCCAGGCGCTCCCCAAGGACGTGCAGAAGCTCCAGCGTTTCAGGGCCAAGGCCGTCAACTTCGGCTTCATTTACGGCGCGCAGTGGAGCACGTTCCAGACTTACGCCAAGACGCAATACGGGGTGGACTACACCGAGCGCGAAGCCCGCGAGACCCGCGACCTGTTTTTCGATAAATACAAGCTCTTGCCGTGGCACGCCGAAGTCGAGCATTTCGTCAGGCAGCATGGATACGTCAACACGCTGCACGGCGGACGCCGCCACCTTCCGGCAGTATGGAGCGACGATTGGAGTATCAGCAGCAGCGCTGTCCGGCAGGCGATCAACGCACCGATCCAGCGGTTTGGTTCGGATTTGGGCGTCATCGCCATCGCACGGCTCGCGGCACAGGCCGATCCACGCCTGATCCGCCCGGTTGGTTTCGTGCACGATCAGATCATCTGCGAAGTGGACCCCCGCTACAGGGATCAGTGCATGGGTTGGCTGGCATGGATTATGGAGAACCCACCACTCGAAGAGTGGTTCGGTATTCGCGCACCATTGCCCTTCGGCGCGGACCTTGAGTTCGGGATGAACCTTGCCGAGACCACAGAAGTGAAGAAGACCGCAGAGGGCCAACTCTACATCCCCGGCAACGCGGACAAGGGTATCGAGGACGAATACCTCAATGGCTGGGTCGAGAAGCCGGAGTGGTGGAACAACAACGAGGACGAAGCCTACGAGCGGTTCATACGCGGTGACGTGCCTCTTTTCGACGGATTGCCAGTGGTCAACCCCCGGCCCCGCCAGAGGGTATTAGTCAGCACTTGACGCTGCAACCGGTTGCAAGCCCGAAATGACCGGGTTGACATAAAAAGTTAGCCACGCTATGATCTACTAACCTACTATCGAGAGGGAGTATTGAGTTATGACCACACGTGCTACCAACCCCGCCCCGCGCCGTCGCGCCACCAACGTGCAGGCCGCTCCGGCTATGCCCGTTTACGAGATCGAGGCGCGCAGGTTCGCTCGCGCCAATATCCAGAAGAACGCAGCCGCCAAGATCGAGAAGGAGAGCAAGCTCCAGTGCCATAAGGCAATGCTGGCGGCGAAAATTTCGACCTTCACCTTCGAGGAAGGCGGCAAGACGTTTGACGCGATTATCGAAGGTGGTCAGACCGAGACCATCAACGTTCGCAAGCTCTACGCCAAGATCGCCGCTGGCGAGATTACGCTGGACCAGTTTCTCGAAGCCGTCTCGGCTCCGATGACCAGTGTGAAGAGGGTGTGTGGCACGAACGTCATGGCCGGGTGCATCGACACCACACCGAAGGAAGCGGACCTGTCGATCAAGGCGCGTCGTTGAGCCGTGACCTACGACCAACTTCGGCGAGTGTTCGCCAAGATCGGCGCACAGCTTCCGCCACCAAACGACGCGGGGTGGTCACATATCTCTTGCCTCTTCGCTCCATACCGTCACCGGAGCGGGATGGACCGCAGCCGGGGCATGGCGGTCAAGACTGAAGAGGGCGGCATCAGCGCCTTCAAGTGCCCGGCCTGTCACTCGCAGGGCCGCATCAGCACTCTCATTCGGATGTTGGGGCACTACCGCCACACCGATTATGACGAGCTTATCCGCGAGGCCGATCAATACGACCTGCTCGGAGCCACCATCCCGGCGTTCGACAATCACTTCAGGCCGGACCCGTCCCCAGAGCCCCTAGACGAGGTATTGTTCGAGGGGCTTTTCGAGCCCATCGCGGATCATAACGAGGCGAAGCGTTACGTCCTGTCCCGCCGCATCACCCGGCCTACGTGCGAGAAGCTGGGGCTGGAGTTCGACCCGGAGAAGAGGCGCATTGTATTCCCGGTGCGCGACGGTGAAGGCCGCCTGTTCGGGTGGAGCGGGCGCACCGTCATCCCTAACCACGAGCCGCGTATTCTCGATTACGCAGGACTTCCCAAGCGACACCTCATTTTGGGCGAGGAACGCTGGAGACCCGGCGTGCCCAAGCTGATAGTTGAGGGCCTGATCGCATACGCCCGGATGCATGAGATAGGGGCCGAAGAGATCGTGGACATCGGCGCGCTACTAGGCTCCAGCCTTACCCCGGAAAAGGAAGCTATCCTGAAGCGCCATGGTTGCACGGTTTTGCCGCTGGTGGACCCGGATAAGGCGGGCGATCAGTGCTTATTCGGTACGTGGCACGAGGCAACAGAGGAGCGGCCCGGTTATTTCGCGGGCGGAGGTTTGATCGACGTTCTATCCGAAGAGGTGCCCGTCGCCTTGCCGCTCTATCCACAAGGTGTTTCAGACCCTGACGATCTGACGTTCGAGCAGCTTCAGCACATGGTCCGGACGGCGCAGCTTCAAGGGCAGTCACAGCGATGGCTTGACAAAAAAAGCCGGTCAAGGTAACAATCACCTATGGACCGTTTAACCCGCTACAACATTACACACGGCGTGTCTGATGCCGACGCGAGGCAGATTTGGCTTGCCTTGCGCACCAAAGGGGTTGCACACCTCTACTTTGACGAACAACCCGCGCCACGTCCGGCACATACGCTAGGGGAAGAGATGCCCCGCGACACGAAGCGCAGACGGATCGTCATTTCAGCGTTTTACGAAGAGCGAGAATTGATGGTAGCCATGGAAGCCAATGGTTGCGCGTTCCTACAGCAAGGCGTCCGGCACAACCAATTCACGTTGATCCAGCAGGGGTTCCAGATCGGCCCTGCCGCACGGATCATTGAGGTGCTCGACGCGCTAGCCTACTGCGGTGCAGTAGTTGAACAGAGCGAAACCTTCAGCTACCCCCAGATTACCAACCAAGCACCCTGACAGGAGCCAAACACGATGCCCTTCAAGAAAGTCACGGCAGGCACTGCGCTCGTCAAGCCCACGACTGCCGCCGCAACGCCCAAGCTGCGCATCAAACCTAAGACTTCCGCGTCAGGGCCCGAACGGAAGGTCGATCAGGCGGCGGCTCCGAAGGCAACTGCCCACGCCCGGCCCGAGACCGTCATGAATAATGCACCGGCCAAACCCGCTGGCATCCTGACCGCCGCGCAGCGTGCAGCTATGGCAGCAGCTTCGAAAGTCGAAGAGCCACAGGTCGCAGACGTTGAACAGGGCGGTGATACCGACGACCTCTCGTGGACTTATTCGGGTGACGAAGCTGCCGCCAAAGCCGCCGAAATCGCCGCACGGAAGGAAGAGGAGCGCGAACAGAAACGCGCGCGCGGTTACTGGCCTATCCGTTTCGGCCTGATCCCACCAAGCCCAGAATACCCGGATCGACATCAGGCGGATGTCATTATCCTCGACAGCAAGCCCGGCCCGATCTACTGGGAGCACGTGCTGCGCAATCCGCGCACTGGTTTCTGGGACATCTACGAGCCGTGCCCGAAAGAGCATGACAGTTGCCCGCTTTGCCCGCCCAATGGCGAGCGCCCCAGCCAGTTCGTTATGCTCCTGACGGTGCTCAACATCAACGGGTTCACCTACAAGCGAGGTCCGAAGGCCGGACAGCACATCCCGATCACCAAGGAACTGATGGCACCGCTCGCAGGCGACCATCCGTTTTTCCACGAACTGTTGCGCGAGCATGGCACCTTGCGCGGCATCCAGCTTACGATGACGCGGAGGGACCGATACGACCCGCAAATGGGCAAGCCTTCCTTTGTCGGGCGGTTCGATGACGAAGCTATCGAAAACTACATCAAGGGTCAGGGCATGTGGGAGCCGAAAATCACCCGTGAGGGCGAGAAGATCGCCGAAGCGGACCACATGATGCACCCGTTCAGGTATGCAGAGTTCCTGCACAAACCGAGCGGCGCGGACCTTCGGGCGCGCTACGCGAACGGTGTTCCGGCACCTGTGGGCGCGGCTACCGGCACCGAGGGCGGTCAGTGGGGTGGATCGCGCTATCAGCCCCCCGTGGCAGGTGGCCCGAGCCTCGACGACCTCGACGACGATTTGCCATTCTAGGGCGCATTATCGTCATTGGGGCACTGACAACGTGCGCTTGGTCCTTACCTTGCAACGGGTTGCATGATCTATGAGTGCGCCATCACCTGAAGTCATAACACGCATCCGCCCTGCTATTATCGCGGGTTGGATGTATGTCCCCTATGAGGCTTTCCGGGGCCAGCAGGAAATCGAGCGCGAGAAGAGACAACTGACGTGGAAGCCCCGCGACAAGGGCGACACGCCGATCTTCATGTATAAGGACTTGCCGGATCAGGGCTACCTAGGCGTTCCCCGTTCCTACGGAATGCTGCGCTGGCCTTGGCTCAGGGTTGACGACCAGCGCACGCTTGGCGCGGCGATGCTCGACCCCGTAGGGCTCATGCCGGACCCGAACCACCCCGCCGTGAAGGAACCGCTGAAGCAGGCCAAGTTCATGGCGGACATGGAAGCGGCGACGCAGGCACACGAACACTTCATCGCCTACGCCACCACCGGGTCTGGCAAGACCGTGGTGGGAGCCCGCAACGCCCGGCTATTCGGGCGCAAGACTGCGATCCTAGTCCCGTTGGAGCGCTTGCTGGACCAGTGGCGCAGGGAATTGATCGACAAGTTAGGCGTGTCCGAAGACCGCATTGGCATCGTCCAGAGCGACACGTGCCAGTGGAAGACCCGCGACTGGGTTCTCTGCATGATGAAGAGCCTAGGGCAGCGTCGCTACCCGAACGAGTTTTACGAGAGCATCGGCATGGTCATTGCGGACGAGTGCCACAGGCTAGGAACCCCGGAACTTGCCATGACGACTGCGCTATTCCCGGCGCGCTACCGCGTGGGCCTGTCCGCTACGCCCGAGCGTTCGGACGGCAGCGACCGCGCGATCTTCTGGCACATCGGCCCGATCAAGGTGCGCAGCGAAGCCACCGCCGTCGAGTGCGACATCTACACGCTCAACTACGATGACGGCGGGCGGATGGCTGCTATACCGCCGCTCCAGCCGGACAAGAAGACGGGCAAGAGAAAGAGCGACCATGGCTTCAGGATCAAGAAGCTCACACAGGACTGGCAGCGTAACCGCACCCTAGCCACGATGGTCTATCGGCTGTGGAAGGCAGGCCGGAAGGTGCTGGCGATTGGCGAGCATGTCGCCCATGTTCAGGAGGTCATGGAGATGGCTATCCAGATGGGCGTGCCCCGCGAGGCGTGCGGCCAATGCACCGCCGAGCGGCACGTGTTTCGTGAGGTTCAGAAGGGCAATCGAATTGTCAAGCAACTCCAGCGCAAGGTGAAGATCACCCGCGAGGAGTTCGACCGGGCCAAGACCCAGAGCGACGTGGTATTCGCATGTGTAGACGACCAGACCGAGTGCCTGACGCTGGCCGGGTGGAAAACTTACGACACGCTGGAACCCGGTGAGTTGATCGCTTCGTATAATGTCGAACGCGACATAGTCGAATATCAGCCGTTGCAGCATGTCGCGGCTTACGATTACAACCAAGACGCCTGTTTGATCGACAGCCCCAGCATGGGCAACGTGATGATGACATGGAACCACCGGAACGTGGTGGATCATCGCTACACCGGTGAACGGAAGGTCGTAGAGGCGCGCGATCTTAACTCCCAGTATAGGTTCATTTTGCACGCCCCGGTTGTTTACCCGGAAAGAGAGAGCATCGGGCTTCGACTTGCTGAACTTATGGGGTGGATCATCGCAGAAGGCTCCTACGCGGGCAACAACATCACCTTGAGCCAAAGCGGTGTTGTTAACCCGCATAAGGTGGCGAGGGTTGATTTTCTCTTGCAAGAACTTCGCTTGTTCCATTCACGCTGGGTGGAGAGCGACGGCACCGTAAGGTGGCGTATCGTCAACGGATCAGCGGATGTCTTGTTACGTCTGTCGCCGACAAAGGAATTGAATGCGGACCTGTTGGCGCTCCCGCAAGGAGAAGCGGAAGCCTTGTTCTGGGGGCTGTTGCAAGGCGACGGTCATACCCGAAACAGCGGCGACGGAAGGTTGGCGTTTACGCAGGTTGACGGCCCAACAGCAGACTGGTTTCAGGTGCTAGCCATGCGCTGCGGATTTAGGGCCACCAAAGGCGAGCGCGAAGACGGTAAAGTCAATATTTCCTTGTCCAAGAAAGACAGGCTCCTGACGTGGAGCAACAGGTTTATCGTCAGGAACAAGCATTATACAGGCACGATGTGGTGCCCGGTAGTAGAAAACAGCACGTGGGTCGCCCGGAGAAATGGGGCGGTATTCATAACCGGCAATACCTACGGGTGCTTCAAGGAAGGGATCGACGAACCCCGGCTCGACGCGCTTATAACCTTGACGCCGCAGGCCAAGGACAAACAGGTGCGCGGTCGCGTGCGCCGCCCATTCCCCGGAAAGGAAAAGGCACTCTATATTTCGATGGTTGATGTTGGAGATTATATGTCAATGCGCTATTACCAGTCCCGACTGCGGGAATGGAGCGCGGACCCCGAGTGTCGCGTGATCCATGGTAAACTGTGAGGAGACAGACATGGCTACCGAAAATCGCGGCCCTTACACGGGCGGGTGGTATGACGAGCGCAACAAGCGGCGCAAGAAGCGATACAGGACGGACCCCGAGTATCGGGCGGCTGCGAACCAGCAAGCCCGGAACGGATACCGCAAGGCGGCGGGCGTCAACAAGCCGTTCGATCCCCGCAACAACGCTCATATGTTGGAGCCGGGCGAAAACTGCGCGGGCACCATGCGGGAATTGATGTCTCGCCCCGGCAAACCCAAGGTGCTCACCTTCACGAAAGAGGAGCTTGCCCGGATATTCCAGCGCCCGGAAAAGCAGGTCCGCCAGTGGGCGGCTGATGGTCGCATCCCGGCTGCAATGGTCAAGGGCCGCAACCCCGGGCACGAGCGGCAGTGGGTGGATGTTTATACGGCTCTCGAAGCCAAGGCTATCGTCAACACGCTTGGTTGGTTTCTGGCAGACCTTCATTATTTTCGCCGAGACCACGCCGAAGCCATCGACGCTACCCGCGCAGCAGTTGCCGACGCTCGCAAGAGGAGCAGTATTCTGTGAGTGAGCGCCCTGACCCCGGAACCGTGATGGTGCGTAGAACGGCCTATGGTCGCGCGCCGGAAGAGCGGGAACGCCGCGTCCCGGTCCCGGACTTCGAGACGCCGCACGTCGCACGGGTTGCAGTCGGTATGACATCGACCCGCAGGATGAGCAATGACTTCGAGTTTATGAAGATCGAGGTCCGGGTGGACTTACCTTGCCTACCCAATGAAGAGGACGTTCGGGAAACCGTAGACTACGCCAGTAGCCTGATCGACGAGATCGTCAACGGTGCTGAACCTGACATGGGCGAGCCGCCCGTCGCGCAAATCACACGCCACCAACCGGGAGCCCCAATCGCATGACATCGCCCGCGCCGCGCACACGTTCACGACCCAAGACCAGCGGACCTATCATTACGGGGGAGCTTGCCGAAACCATAGTAGCTACCACCAAGGCATATGGTGCGGGCGTCATCACGACCGCCGACATGCAGCCGGAGTGGAAGCACACACCAACAGGGATATTTGCGCTCGACATCTCACTACTGGGCGGCTTGCCGGAAGGACTTGCGACGCTGGGCTATGGATGGGAGCACAGCGGCAAGTCCACTATGGGCTACAAGTTCATTGGCCAGTCACAGAAGAAATACCCAGACCGCCGGGCGGTGCTGATCGACATCGAAGGCACTTACATGCCGGACTGGGGTGCGGTGCACGGCATCAATAATGAAGAGCTTGTCCTAGTTCAGCCGGAGAACGGGGAGCAGGCGCTCGACATCGCTTGCGCCGTGGTAAAGTCCAAAGAGGTGAGCACGGTCATGGTGGATAGCCTTGCGGGGCTGATCCCGAAAGCGGTCAAGGAAAAGAGCTTCGAGGACGCGGATGTTGGCACACAAGCCAAGTTGATTGCGCGTTTCTGTTCAGTTGTGCAATCGGACTTTATCGCCGAGCGCCATCGTGGGCACCGCGTTGCCCTGTATCTTGTCAATCAGTGGCGCAACAAGATCGGTGTATTTCGAGGGGACCCGCGAGTGTTGCCGGGCGGGTTGGCGCAGCACTACCTCGCAGGGGTCAAGATCGAGTTCAAGAACAAGGAACAGGAAGGCCGCGACGAAGCTGGCCACCAGCAGATCAATTACAACGAACACGCCTTTACAATCAAGAAAAACAAGGTCGGGGTTGCTGCTCGTGAGGGTGAGTTCCTGATGGTGCGAAACCCGGAACACCCGTTGGGGCAAGGCTTCATTGATGACGCTCGCGCCGTGGTGACATGGGCCAAGGCGGTAGGTGCGGTTACAGGCGGGGGCTCCAGTTGGCGTATTCGCAATCTGGACCAGAAGTTTGGACGGCTTCAGGACATCGCAGATTATTTCTACAGCGACCTCGACTTTTTCGAGCAGACCAAGCATGAGTTGATTGGTGATTACCGCGTCAGCAAGGGTAAGAGCCGGAGCTATCTGTGAGTGACCTTCGACTGCCGAAGCGCCTGAAGGGCCAGCACCCCAGCGTTCACCGATCCCGCAAGCAGGAGCGCAGCACGGCGCGGCGCGTGGGAGGGAACGTCACAAAGGCATCGGGCGCTGGTGACTTCGAGAAGGGCGATGTGAGGATCAAGAGGATTAGCCGGATCGAGTGCAAGACGACTAAGGCTAAGAGTTTCAGCGTGACGCTCGACATGATCGAGAAGATTGAGACCGCCGCGCTTCAGGCAGGCGAGGTGCCAGTTATGGAGATCGAGATTGATAACACGTCCCGGAGCCCGAAGACCGTGCTAGTCATGGAAACATGGGTTCTCGACGTGCTTTTGCAACGGGGTGCAAAGTGAGCCTTTTTGAGCGCTTCACACGACACTCGCCCTTCCCGGTCCGCGAAGACCCGGTGCATGGCCCTAAGCACATTAAGCACATGATGCCTTACGAGCCGCCCACTCCCCGGATCGTCACTACCCGGGAACCCACAACCATCCGCGCCCCGGTCCTGTCGCGCAGCGCGGATGACTTACCCACGCCGGACGTCCGACAAATTACCCGAAGCCAGCCGCAGCTTGATCCGGAGCATGTTACCCGGCTTGTCGGCTCTGGGGACGCCAATCCGCGCATCACTCGCTCTGGGGGCAACGAATACGGATACACGCACCTTTCCAGCCTGATCGGAGTGTGTGAGCGTGAACAGACAATCAGTCGCCAGCACGGCGTGCCCATCCACGAGACAGTGAGTGGCGGCATGAAGATTATCTGGGCGATAGGCCGGGCGGTCGAAAAGCACATCCGAGAGAGCGCGATCAAGGCGCGAGCTTTCCATGGCGTCCACGGTAAATGGGTATGCAGGTGCGGCCATTCGGAGCACGTGGGTAGCTATCCCGCCACGCGCACGTGTGGGACGTGCTGGGGGCACCTTGAGTATTACCGCGAGCCGCTATTGATTGACCACGAGGCTGCCGTAGTTGGCTCCCCGGACTTCACGTTGATTGAAATGGGTTTCTATCTGCCCGTAGAAATCAAGAGCATGGCCAAGGACCAGTTCGACGCGCTCAAGAGCCCGTTGGCAGACCACGTGTTGCAGGTTCTCGGATACCGTCACCTTTACAAGTTGATGGGTTATCCGGTGATGGACATAGCCATTATCGTCTATGGCCGAAAGGACTTTAAGTTCGGCGGCACCCGTGCTGTCTATAAGGAATACCACGTCCATTGGGAACAGTGGCAACCGCAGATCGACGCGATGTTCGCAGCCGCGCAGCGCATCAAGGAAGCCAACCTAGATCGACGCCTTTTGCCCAGACCATGCGTAACGCCGACATGCACCCGCGCCAAGGGGTGCAAGCGAGCCAACCTGTGCTTCAGCTTGCCATGACGAGCCCGCGCCCTCGCACCCGGCCAATACAGTCGGGTCTCCCCCGGCTTTCCGAGACGATTATCGGGTTGGACTTATCGCTGACCAACACGGGCATCGCTGTCTATAAAGACGGCCATATCGAGACTTTCTCAATTGCCTCGCCACTTCGCGGCACTCACCGTCTGCGAGACCTACGGGACCGGATGCGCCGGGTGCTGGACTGCAATGTTTGCTGGACGGGCAAAGTCATCGGAGGTGTTGAGGGTTACTCGTTTGGGTCCACATCCCGGCACCACGCACTCGGAGAGTGGGGCGGGGTTGCCAAGCTGGAGCTACTGGAGCGCGGCGTTGTGTCTTACATAGGGACGCCCACGACCGTGAAGAAGTTCATAACTTGCAAGGGCAACACACCCAAGAAGGAAGTGCGCTTGCATTTGCGCCAGCGTTACGGCATATCGGTCGAGCAAGAGGACGAAGCAGACGCAGCGTGTGTCAGCATCTTAATCGGAGCGTTTCTACATGGTGATGCGTTCAGTCTCACCTCTCCCCAAAAAGATGCCCTAGCCGCTGTCGAGTTGATGGTGTGACCCTGCGCTTGCAACGGGTTGCAGTTTCGCTTGACATAAAATGTCGTTTTGCCTATTGTGTGCAGGCCCGTTGCCGAGAGGAGAGCGGGCCTAGGTTGACCTAAGGGTCAGATAAACGGAGTGAGAAAATGGCAGAACATCCTGCAATCGCCGCTGGCTTCAAGGTCAACGGCTACGCGATTTTCAAGGGCTACGCCCAAATCGAGGAAGGTCAGGAGACCGTCCTTGAAGCGGATATGCCCGTGCGGATCGAACGCTTCGAAAACGAAGCGGACATCGTGGTGGTAGCCGTCGATGATGAAGGCAACGACATCCTGAATGATGACGGCACGCCCAAGTATGCCGAGCGCGTGTTCCCCGAAGAGCTGGAACTCGCAGAACTCGATGACGAAGGCGAAGTCGAGGAGGCGGTCGAGGAGGCGGTCGAAGTCGAGGAGGCGGTCGAAGTCGAAGAGGTGGTCGAAGCGAAACCGGCTGCGAAGTCCAAGGCGACTGCCAAGGCGAAAGCCGGAGCCGCCGCTGCCGGGCCTGCCAAGGCGTCTCCGAAGGCCAAGTCCAAGGCGAACACCAAGGCGAACACCAAGGCCGCCGCCAAGACGGAACCCAAGGCCGAAATCAAGGCGACCGCCGTTACCGAAATCGCGGACCTCGCCAGCGTCAAGGAAATCCTGTCCGAGCAGGATGCACTGGAAGCCGCCAAGGCGCTGGTGGATCGTGCCGAGCAGACCGATTTCACGCTGGGCGGCGTCTTGCGCCATATCCGTGAGACCGGGGCCTACAAATCGTTGGGCTACGACGGCAGCAAGGGCTTCGAGAGTTACGTCCGCGAGACGCTGGGTATCGAGCCGCGCAAGGCCGACTACCTGATGAAGATTTACGTCAAGTTCGCCATGATCGGCGCGGACGAAGCGTCGCTCGCCAGCATCGGGTGGTCGAAGCTCAAGGAACTGGCGCGCATCGACGCGGCGGAACTGAAGCGCGACTTCGACAAGCTGACCAAGAAGGCCGACGAGATGACGCGGGACGAGTTGATCGCGCACATCAAGAAGTCCTACAAGGTCACGACGCGCGGTCAGAACGAGACGGTGCAACTGACCACGTTCACCTTCAAGATCGCCGAAGAGGACGCCAACACGGTCAACGAAGCCCTCAAGGAAGCGCAGACCCAGATCGGCGAGCAGGACCTGAACAAGGCGCTGATATACATCTGCGGCGACTGGCGCGGCACCGGAACCGGCACGGACCTCTCGCTCGAAGACACGCTCGAATTGATGGCCGCCAAGTTTGGTCTCCAGAAGATCAGCTATGTCGATGCGGACGGCAGCGAGTTCGAGTTCGACGCTGGGGCGGAAGTCGAAGAACCCAAAGTCACCGAAGCGACCGCGTAGGGGCCACCTTCCGGTCGTAACGAAGCAGAGCCGCCGCCTTTCCGGCTGGGAGAGGCGGCGGTTTTCGTTAATGAAACCTTGCAACCCGTTGCGGTTTTCGCTTGACATAAAATCTCGCCTAAGCCATGATTGAGGGGTCGAAAGGGAGATTTCAAATGTTTGATGACCGCACCGAGCAGTTCACCGATGCCGAGTTTGCCGCGCTCCAACGCAACGCGGACGGGGACATCATCCACCTGTCGCAAGCCTATCCGTGGATCAGCGACGATCAGCGCGAGCACCTGTCGGAAGATGACTGGAGCCGCATGATCGACATGGACGAAGAGCTTGCCTGTCTCGTGGCCGAGTTCGCCTGATGGCACGCGGCGTTCACACTGTCACCAAGGCCATCGCGGCGGCAGGGCACCCGGAGGTGAGGCTATACCGGGGTGATGGCTACCACTACTACGAGTTCGATGACATCGACGGACCTACCGGGGCTTTTGAAACACAGAGCGTGATGTGCCCGCGCTTCAGCGACATGGCCCACGAGCAGTGGGTAGCTGGCGGGATCGCGTTCGCTACCAAGATGAAGGAGAAGGTCTCGTGACTGCGCCTACTGATAAGTTTCCGGGACACCCCATGCTTGCCGCTACCGCGCCGGACCCCAGCCAGATCACGTGGCCCATCGGCGTCACCGGCAAGGTGGACGGAGTGCGTGGCTTGTGCCGCCACGCGAAGCCCTTCACCCGCCGCCTGAAGGCGTTCCCCAATCGCTATCTCAACCACATGTTCAGTATGGCGCACGACGCAGGCTTCAATCTCGACGGGCTCGACGGTGAGTTTATCACCGATACGGACGGTGTATTCGATCCGGGCGGCCAGTGGCTTTGCAACCGCACTACGAGCGCAGTGATGACGGTAGCCTACACTCCGAAGTTGCGCTGGTATCTGTTCGACATCCAACCGACGCCCGAGAACGGCATCGACCGCGATATGCCCTTTCGGGATCGCCGCAAGCACATCGAGGCGATGGTGGCAGACCGCCGGGTGCCCGAGTGGGTTGACATCGTGCCGTTTACCGTTTGCCGCTCACAGGAGCAGGTGGATCATGTAGAGCGGCGTTGGGTTGTCGAGCAGCGGCTGGAAGGCCTAGTTTACCGCAGGCTGGATGCGCCCTACAAGTTCGGGCGCTCGACTGTAAAGGAACAGGGCTTGATGCGGCTCACTGCGTGGGCGACTTCCGAAGCCGACATCATCGGAGCGGTCGAGGCATTCGAGAACACTAACGAGGGTGTGCGCAACGAGCAGGGGTTCCTAGAGCGGGCGTCCACGGTTGACGCACGGCGGCCTCTGGGGCGGCTAGGCGCGTGGAAGTGCCGGGACCGGCTCACAGGGGTCGAGTTCGACTGCGGGACGGGATTTGACCACGCTATGGGCAAAGAGTTCTGGGAGAACCGGGACCGCTACATTGGGAGCGCGATCTTGACCTACAGACACAAGCCGCACGGCGCGCAGAAGGCCCCGCGCTTCCCTTCATTCAAGAACATTCGCTCACCACTGGATATGTGATGGACCGAGAAGACTTCCAGCCGGGTATGCGCGTTCGCACGGTCGAGCCTTGTCTAGTGACCTCTATCCTCGCCAAGCGGAGGGGACAGAGGGTCGTGTGGCACGGCAGGGTCTCGCATCTTTCCAGCGAACGCGTCGGAGCCGTATGGGTTGACTGGGACTACGAGTTCCTACCCCACAAGACCAACCGCCCGGTCCGGCCCGAGATGCTATGCCGGGAGGAAGCACGGGCCATCGTGGTATGACGCGGAAGCAGGTTCACCGTCGTCCACCCCGCCCACCGTTTTACGAGAGCGCAAGGCCCGGATGGTGCCGGATGTGCGGAGAGCCAATCACCGAGGGTGGGATGATCCAGACCCGCCGCCGCTGGCATCAGCTATGTCTAGTCAGGTGGAAGATAATGAGCGACCCCGCCGTTACCCGGCGTTTTCTGTGGGGCCGCGATAAGGGCAAGTGCTGCGATTGCGGCCAAATCACCGATGATTGGGAAGCCGATCACGATACGCCTTTGCGGCTCGCCAATAGGCCCGAACACTGGCAACCGAGCAACTTGCGGACCCGGTGCAAGATTTGCCACAAAAACAAGACGCGGGCAGACTGGGGCAAGATTGTGGACGCTCGAAAGAGTTAATCAACTCTTGCAACTTGTTGCAAAATCGACGTTAAATATCGTTTTTTCGCTTGACATAAAATCTCGCCTAAGCCATGATTAAGGGGTCGAAAGGGAGATTTCAAATGACCAAACTTACCGCCCGCCAAATTGCCAACCGTCGCGTCAAGCGCGAGGCTCAGGCCAACAGCCGCGCAGCCAAAATCCTGTGCGCAGCCGTCACCGCGACCTATCTGCCGGTGGTCGAAGAGGCTGATTTCATCACCGACTACGCCGGTCGCAAGGTCCGCCAGTCGAAGCCGACTGACGACGAGATCGCTCACTTTTTGCGCAACAACCGCGCAGTGGATCAGATCGACATTCTGGAGCATCTTGGCGAGGCCGCGTTCGACAAGATTTACTACAACGGCTCGATCAAGCGCGACGCCAGCTTTAACCGCAATCGCAAAAACAATCTCTACTGGGTCACTGAAAAGGCCGCTGATCTCTACGGCATCCCGAAGTCGTTCCAGATCGCATCTGGTGCCACCGTCCGCCTCGTGAGTGCTGACTGATGGCACCCGAGGCCGTAACCTACGGAGCCCGCGTCCGGTATATTGGCACCGGGCTCTCCACCTACACCGGGCGCACCGGGGCTGTAGAAGGTATGTCTGAAAGCGGGTTTGTGTTTGTCCGGCTGGATCGCGCGCCCGGCGAGACGAACCAACTCACGCCGCTGGTATCTATCATGCCTCACAACCTTGAGCCAGAGGAGACACGACCGATGATTGTAACTCACACACCCGAAAGCATCGCACGGTGCATCCAGATGACCGACGTGCCGGACCCCATCGACTTGAATGACACGGACCGTATTACCGTGAATGTCATCTTCAACGATGGCTCCGAGATGGAGTGGGTATTCCCGCTGGCGACAACATACCCACACATCGCCCACATGGCGGTGGCGCGCGGTGACGTGCAGGCTATCGAAATCGTGGGGGTCCAGCGATGATGTTCTATGTCGCCAGTGTCGAGAACAAGCCTGACAATGGCTCGGTCTGGTTTGAGCAAACGATGATCGAGGCCGACAGCGCCAAAGCAGCGATGCCGGGTGCCCTCAGCTTTGCGAGGGGCATCCCGCGCCCGGTCGGCACCCGGCAAGAGGTCACGCTCTACGGACCGTTCGAGTTGGGGCCGGACAGCCGGGTGATGGTGCAGGCCGTCCGCGACATCAATCGCCGCCGCACGATCACAGGGGAGTTCAGGGCATGACACTTGCAACGGGTTGCGATGACGAGGCATTCCCCGCCGCCAGCACCATGCACCGACGCACGGTGTTCAATCAGGACTATGGATGGGTGGGCCGCGACATGGAACCTAGAGAGGCGGGAAGCGCATGAATGACGGCCTACCCGTCGCACTTTCTGATCGCCTGACCACGAGCGCGGCGGCGTTCTATGGTGTGCGCAAGATTACCAAGAGCCAAGAGAGCGAGATGATCGAAGCGCGCCATGCTGTCTGGTATGTCCTGAAAGAGCACGGATGGTCTCGCAATCGGATCGCCCGGCGCTTCGGATACAACAGCAGCACGGTATTCCACGCGCTCAAAGCTGCGCCCGCCAAGATCGAAACTAACAAGGATTTCGCGCTCGCAGTCCAGACCCTGCAACGGGTTGCTATGCAGTGGCGCGAAGAGATGGGTCGGTGAAGCTCGAACATACACCACCGGCTCCGAAAGCACCAAAGCATCAGTGCCGCAAAGACCGCGCCCATTCGCCCCGGACAAGTGTGGCCGACTGGCCAAGCACCACTGGCGCTACAGACACAATCCGCACAACCTGCTCTAGATAACATGCAGATCAGAGACCTGATTTGCGAACCCGCGCGTTGACTTAAAATCCACGCTACGTTATCGTAGAGAGACCTGACGCCACCCATAAAACCAACTCAATGTGCCGATAGGGCAGAACCCAAGGATTGCCAATCGTATGAGCCTTAAAGAGACCCTGAAGCCGCAGCACAATGGCAGTGTATTTGCCGATTTCAAGCACATCGACGCCTATCTCGCGGATGGCACACTTCCAGCTATTCACGATCAAATGGCGGTGGCCATGGCGCAGATACCCGTCGCAGATCGCACGGGCGCAATCGACTTCGGGGCCTGCCATGGGATGCTGGCAATCCGGGCAGTGCAGATGGGGTGGACCAAGTGCCTAGGGCTAGAGCTCGATGCTCCCAGCGTGGAGGTGTTCAACATGCACCTTCGCGCCCGGTGCCCCGGCGTGACCATGGCCGCAGTGCCGCTGGATGTTCGGGGTGAGGCGTTTCGGGCCCAAGCGCGGGAATGGGTGCAGCAGGGGTTCACTACGTGGCTTGCCCGGCGCGTCCTGTCAGAACTCTTTGCCACGACCTACGCGAAGGAAGGGGCTACGAAGAAGCACCCAGAGGACGCAGACCCGTGGGCGCGCTCCGAAGCTATCTGGAAACCGGCTGGTCATGCGTTTGGCGAGGCTGCACGTGAGGCCGGGGTGCGCTACCTCGTATTGCAGGGCCGGGCATACGGACCCTACAAGAACCGGGTCGCACATCCGATCTATAACACGGACCGGGAAATCTACGCACTCGGCCCGACATGGCGTGAAGTGTTCCGACATAAGGACGCCGTGCTGATGGTGCCCGCCGACTAAGCCGAACCCGCCCGAATGGCGAGTTCGGGCTTCACTTACCCCTCAGCTTATGCGAGCATTGATACATGGCTATTGCAACGATCAACGACCTCCTCGCCACGGGCAAGCTCTTGTCCAAGTCCCGACGCTACAACGGCTTCAGTTGGGAAGAGCGCATCGCCACCAACCCACCGCAGCGCATCTTGCGCCGCCAACGCGGAAGTCCGGACACATGCAGCATCACCGGCTTCAGCCGCCCGGACGACTTGAGGGGTAGTGGTTACATCTTCACCCATCTCGAAGACTACCGCAACGTGGGCGACTGGTATCCTGTCAGCAAGCGCACCCACGCCCGGTTGCACGCCCGCTTCACCGATCCCAGATCATGGTTCGATCTCGTCTATGACCACTACCAGCACGGTGCGTGGTTCACGATGTTGGTGATGAGCCCAACCAAGGTGCTGGGGAATTGGGGCTTCGACCGCATTTATCCGCGCGGGCTCCCCAAGGACGGTGAACTCTGGGCAAGTTATGCCACGGCGTGCGGGCTGGGGCGCGACCTGTTCAAGGCCCGAGACCTGAGAGAGCCCATCCACGCACTGTGGAGCTTCCCGAGCCCCCCGGAAGCGGCGCTGTCGCCGATCCAGCCGCGCGGACGCCGCCGTCAAGTATCGCCATGAGCAAGCCTACGGCTTCGTGCGCTTACTGTCTCGACAAGGGCTGGCGTTGGGGCCGGGCGGCGGCCTCGCTAGGCCAGAAGGGATACGCCACGAAGAAGCCGTGCGCCTACTGCAAGGCGGGGGAGGCGTTCAAGGCCAAGCATAACACCAAGCTCAAGAGTTAGATTTCTGCGACCCGTTGCAACTTTCCGCTTGACATAAAATCTCGCCTAAGCCATGATTAAGGGGTCGAAAGGGAGATTTCAAATGACCGAACTGAAGACCAAGATCGCCATCATCCAGATGGTTCACGAGAAAGACACCACTCGCCAGATTGTCGAGATGATGAAGCTGGTCGAAAATGGTGTCGCCACCGCAGGCGAGGTCGCCGCAGTATTGAGCGCCAAAGACCCGATTGCAGATGCGATTGCGTCACGGGTTGCGTCACGGGTTGCGGCGTGTCGTTTGCGGCGTTTCGTTTGACATAAGCAAGCGCGGGCGCTGCACCGGGCCACGGCCCCAAGATCGCCCACCCCGCTTGCGAGCCGGGACGCCTGACCCAAGAGCCCTTCGAGGCAGGTCTAGGACGATCCCGGCTCACCCATCTGAAATTACGCTGCAACCCGTTGCAACACTGGACATCGGGCCGCCCCGCAGTTTATGAGGCGGAAACCGTTCAGGAGGCATCGGACATGAAGCTGATAATGGAGCGGCGCGAGGTTCATCAACTCGTGCCCTATGAGACCAACTCGAAGCAACACAATGATGAAGACGTGGCCGCAATCGCCGCGTCAATCACGCGATTTGGCTTCAACGACCCCATCGCAATCACGCCCGAAGGGGTCATTGTCGAAGGTCACGGCAGGTGGCTTGCCGCGCAAAGGCTTCAACTGGTGGACGTGCCCGTGCTGGTCATAAGCGACGCCAGTGCGGACGATCTCGACCTTTACCGCATCGCGCACAACAAGATCGCGCTGACATCGACTTTTGACTTTGGTGCTCTATTCACTACTCTGCAATCGCTGGTGGGAGAGGGCCACGACATTGCGTTCGGGGATATGGGCTTCAGCGACAAGATCGTAGACAACCTATTCGTTCACTTTGGGGACCCAGAGGAGCGAGCCGAGCAGGGCTCGACCGCCGCTGATGGCGCACCACTGACTTATGACGTGGTGTGGGACAGCAAGGAAGACAAGGCCCGGTTCAGTGCCTTCATGGCCGAAGAGGTGCGCAAGGGCGCAGCAAAGTCCATGGGCGGCGAAGTCCTGATGGCCGCAATCGCCAAGGTCGATCCGGTGCTCTATGCGGAGCTCGCAGCGGCTTTCCCCGGCGACATCCCGCTTGACTATCTGGCAGGCCATACCGATGATCCCGATATTGAAAAGGAGCAGGCCCATGTCACTGTCTGAAGATCGCATCCAGCAGATCGCCCTTAACCGGCTGGTCCCTGACCCCGAAAATGTCAACACCCACAACGAGATCAATATCAACCAGATCATGGCCAGTATCCGGCGCTTTGGGTTTCTCGACCCTATCGGCGTGGTGCGCCACCCGTCGCGCCGAGGCCACTACATGATCGTGGAAGGCCATGGGCGTTTCGACGCGGCTACCGAGCTTGGGATGACGGACGTGCCCTGCATCGTGCTCACGCTTGATGAGGCCGAGCGCAAGGGCTATGCCATCGCCCACAACCAAATCCAACAGATCACGCCGATGGACATGGCCGCAGTGGCGGAGGAGTTCAAGCGCCTCGATGTCGGGTCAGGCGACTACATATCGCTGGGCTTCAGCGAAGAGGACGTGTTGTTCATGCCCGGTATGCGAGACGTGGGCGAGCCCTTTGCAGGGGACAACTGGAGCGCGCCGGACGGCGGCGAATACCAAGAGCGCGACGCCGGACCCGGCAGTGCGGACGCCAAGATCGAAGACAACGGGATCGGGGCGAACCGCAAGGCTTGGGCCGGTTACATCCCGCCCGTGCACCGCACGTCGCTGCGCTTCGCTTCGGACCTGTCCTACAATCGCTTCACGCACATGCTGTCAGTGCTGCGCACCCGCTACCCGTTGGCGGGCACGAACGGCGAGCGCCTGCAATTGCTGCTGACGGACATGGGCTTCCCGGCCAACCTCGAAGTCGAGGCAGCCTGACATGCTGTCCTACGAGGCAGAGAGGGCTATCGCCCCCGCAGATCGCCCGCATGTTTTCGCCGAGAACCGCGTCCATTATATCGACAGCGATGTGCTGACCGAAGCGAAGAAGCGCATCAGGCATTGCCTGACGATCTACGACCGCTGCGCTGTCTCCTATTCGGGTGGTAAGGACAGCCTAGTCGTGCTCCACCTTGTGCGCGAGGTGATGGACGAAATGGGGTGGACCCAGCCGCTTGACGTGGTGTTCCGCGACGAAGAGCTTATCCCGCAAGAGGTCATCGACTTCGTGCTGAAGCTCAATGACGAACCCGAAAAATGGCGGCTTCATTACTTCGCCGTGCCGATGAAGTCGCACTATTTCATCATGGGTAAGCACCTGCCCTACGTGCAGTGGGACGTAAACCGCAAGCATCTGCGGGAACCGCCTTCTTGTGCGATCCGCCAGCTTCACCCAGAGAACTTGCCGCTCGACCAGCACGAGATGCAGGCGCTTACCAACCTGAAGCTGGGGTGGAAAGGGAAGATCGGGGTATTCAACGGCATCCGAGCCCAAGAGAGCCTGATGCGGTTCCGGGCCTCGAACGTAATCAAGAACACTTACAATTACATCGCGGGGGACAGCGGCGGCGCTAAGGACAGTGACTTCATCAAGGTGATTTACGACTGGAGTGAGCGGGACGTATTCCGCTACTTCTATGACCGGGGGATCAGTTATTGTCGAATTTACGAGCAGGAGTTATTCGCTGGCGCTCCACTGCGCGTTTCGACCCCGCTCCACGACAAAGCATACAACTACTTGAAGCGCTTGCGGGTCATGTATCCCAAGTTTTTCGAGCAGATCATAGACGTATTCCCTGAGGTCGCTACCCACGAGCGCTACTGGAAGGACGTGGATCGCTTCGCTGTCATCAGTCGGTATCCCAAGAGTTTCGAGGGGATTATCCGCTACATCGAAGACGAGATCGACGACCCGGTAAATCGGGAGCGCGCGATCAAGGCCGTCAAGACGGCGTGGATCAGCAAAAATAACAACAAGCGCAGGGGAAAATACAGCGATAAAGGCGCGTGCTTCGGCTACCCGATCCTGCACGTGTTCCAGAAGGTGGTGAGCGGAGACTGGCAAAAAGGTATCCAAGTGCACTCGAACCCGGACCAGAGTATGATCGACTACGAGCGGCAAGCTGAGGCTGAGGCCGCTGCACGCGCGGGCTGTAATTGACGCGGACGCCCGGCACGGGCTAAGAAGATCAGTCTCGGCAGCATCCCGGCTTGCAACCCGTTGCACCGGAGCAGAACAGAGGGATAGACAGTGAACCACCCTATCGACAACATCCAGTGGATCGACGTTGATCTTCTTGACGCCAACGACTACAACCCCAATGTGGTCATTGGCCCGGAAATGCGGCTGCTGAAGCTATCGCTTCTCAAACAAGGCTGGATACAGCCGGTCCTAGTGGCCGAGACTGCAAACGGGCGTTACCTTATCATTGACGGGTTCCACCGTTCGACACTCGCCAAGGTGGACGAGGACTTGCGCGCCAAGTTCGGCACTGCCGTTCCGTGCGCCGTGCTCGACATCACCGACGCCGAGCGCAAGATGCTGACCGTGCGCATCAATCGCGCTAAGGGATCGCACGTCGCCGCCCGGATGCACGAACTTGTCACGAGCCTAGTGCGAGACCACGCAGTGCCGATCCCGCAGTTGTGCGAAGAGCTTGGCGCGGACCGCAGCGAGATCGACTTGCTCCTGCAAGAAAGCGTATTCACGAAGCTCGAAATCCCGGATCACGCCTACAGTCGGGCATGGGTTCCGGCTGACCGGAGCGGCAAACGCCCGAAGACGGCATAGAGCCTAGGCAGGGGCTAGGTCGTGGCGATCAATCCGAGGCGCAGGGTGAGGCCAGCGGCTGACCCGCCGCCCCGTTCGCGCGCCCGGACAGCGCAGCGCCCGGTCCCCATGGATGATCCCGAAAACGGCCACTTCGCCGCTTGGGATGGTCCGCCCGCAATGCAGCCTGTGCGAGACCCTGCCACGGGCGAGACTTCCATCCCGCAGGTTCACGTCCGGGATGTAGCTGACGCGATGTCGCGCGTTGACAAAGACGCGGGCCAAGACGTGTTGCTCTCGACACTGCATCAATTCTTGCTTGCCAAGACGCCCGTGAATGTCATCTGCCAGCGGATGAATATCTCATACGGCTCCTATAAGTGGTTGCGCGAAAAGTTAACCCGCAGGATCAGAGAGCAGGCCAAGGGGCGCGATGCTTTCGACTTCATTGGCCCAATGATCGCAGAGATGGAAGAAGCGCGCGCGGTCGCATGGCGCGAGATAGCCTTGTCCGGAAACCACGCAAAGAATTGGAACCGTAGGATGCGCGCCTTGGAGGTCATCCTGCGGAGCAACATGGACATGGCGCGATTGTTGCAGGTCGCCGGGCTGTTCGAGAGCACGCCGATGCGAGCCCCGCTGGTGAGTGACGACGAAGACAGCGGCAGTGCGAACGTCCTGAAAGAGATGGCGCAGAGGTTTCTTGAGGGTGGTTATCAGGAGCCACGTGTCGGACTGGTGCCGGGGTCGAAAATAGTCGGCGAGCTTTGACATGAGCCTAGCCAAGACCAACAAATCGCACCGATCCCGTCTTACCCAATTGAAGCTCGATGCCGAGCGTGCCTATTCGCACGCGTTGGCGTCCGGCTTTCCGCGCGAGGCTGCAATATTCAAGAACGCCGCCGAAGAGCTTATCCTGCGCGACAATCCGGCGTTCTTTGAAGCTATCGGGCGGATGAGGCGCACCCCTGTTACCATTGACGAGTTCGTGGAGAGCAAGGAGTTTCTTGCAGGGGTCGAATACGATATTTGGCCAACGCTGCGCGAAGAGCTTAGGATGATGAACCCGGACGTGCTCATTGGCGAGCAGCCCATTCACCTCAATTTGCTAGGCGGCGCTACCGGCTGGGGAAAGTCGCATCTTTCCACCGGGACGCTGGCCTACCAGACCTACCTCTTGACGTGCTATGAGCAACCACAGCGGCTATTCGGGCTTACACCAATGACGACCATTGTGGGGATGCTTCAGAGTGTCAGTCCGACGATCACCAAGCGCGTGCTTTACCAGCCGTTCCGCAAGATGTTCACCGGCATGAGATATACCCAGAAGTGGGTAGGATGGAACGACAAGCTGGAGAGCCTGCTTGAGCTTGAAGGCAACATCCAGATCGTGCCCACGGCGGCCAGTCTCCAGAGTTTGCTTGGGCAGGCGGTGTTCGCGGCCATTCTGGACGAGGTTAACTTCATGGCCATCATCGAAGACAGTAAGCAGGTGCCCGGCGCGCAAGGCATGGGCGGCTATTACGATCAGGCCGAAGAGGTGTTCAGCAACATCGAACGCCGTCGCCAGCGTTCATTTACCACAAAGGGTGTTAGCATAGGCTCGATCAGCGCGGTGTCATCAACCCGCTACAAGAACGACTTCTTGGATCGCAAGATCGACGAAATGGAGCGCATCTATGAGGAAGAGCGGCACGGCGCAAATCCGATACCCAAGAACTTCATAACACTGCGATACAGCCAGTTTGCCAAGAACCCGCGCTTCGCAGACGGCGGATACGCCACGTTTGACTTGCTGGTGGGCACCGACGAATACGGAAGCCGGGTGCTGGAAGACTGGGAGAAGCCGGGCGTCCATTTCCCCGCTGATGCGACTATTTACAAAGTGCCGATGCCCTACAAGGTGCAATTCAAGAAAAACCCCGATGCTGCGCTCCGAGACGTTATCGGGATTTCCACCGATGCCATTACGCCATTCTTTCGGCGGAAGAACAAGATTACAGATGCCATTCAACGCGGTGAAGAGCGCGGGCTCAAACCATGGGTTAAACAAGACGAGTGGGTGCTGGCAGAAGACGACTTTCCGGAGTGGATCATCGACAACTTACCCGGAGAGCGCGTCCGGGACCGCCCGCACTTTGCACACGTTGACTTGTCCAAGAACAAGGACCGTTGCGGGATCGGCATTGTCCGGCATGACGGATGGATCAATCAGGAGAGCGATGTCGAGCCCGGCACGTTCGAGGTTCTGCCCAAGCTCACCGTGGTAGCGGCTATCGGCATTCAGCCTGATGTGATGAATGAGATCGACATCGCGCGGGTCCGGCAGTTTGTGCTTTCTCTCACCAGACATGGCGTCAATCTTCAGAGCCTCACGTTCGACGGGTTCGGTTCCGCAGAAAGCATTCAGATCACGCGCAAGTTCGGCGTGCACAGCGACGTGGTGAGTGTGGACCGGGGCACCGCGCCGTATGAGGCCGCCCGCGACATCCTGTATCAGGATCGGTTAGACATCCAGCCGGGCTGCGAATTGCTCAAGTATGAGTGGCAGACGGTAGAGCACTTTCCGATCAAAAACAAAGTAGACCATCCACCGCGCGGCACCAAGGACGTATCGGACGGTGTAGTAGGGGCTATCAACGAAGCGCTGACTAGTCGCCTGATCCGCACAGGCATGGAGACTACAGACAGTGACGGGAACCGCCAGCGCACACCTCCGGCCAGCCGCCGCAAGCAGCAAGTCCGCCGCAAGGCGGTCATCCGCCGCCGTTGACTTGCTATCCGGCCACTGACCTGCTACACCACGTGCAACCCGTTGCAACGGTGTAGCGGGTAGTCTCCATCATACAGGAGCCATGCCATGGTCACGATCCCCGTAAACTCGCAGAAGCAGCCGGTCGAATATCTCGCCCGCCGTTTCCTTATCAACCACAACCTCACGACCATGGCGAAACTCGTCAAGGGCGACGTGCACCGCAACCCGCCGATCATCCCGGCAGACGACGCGCTGGCGCTGGCAGCGTTCGCACTGCTGAAGCTGCGCACCGCCCAACTCGCCAAACTCGATGCGGATGGCACCGACTGGGACGACTACATCGCCGATGCGGAAGCACTGGCCGACTTCGCGCTCGCCAGTGTCAGTGCGTCGAACAATGGCTATTTCCCGAGCGCCCAGCGCATTGTTGCGAAGCTCCAGAAGTTCGCCGCCGACAACAACCAAAGCACGATCCCGGACCCGTCCGATCTTGCTGACGATTGGGCCACGAACCGGGGTGCGCAGCCGGTTGCTGCGCCGCTCAACTACAGCATCGCCAACGACGCTGCATTCAACATCAATTTGCTCTCGGGCGTCACCAACGCCGAGAACACCACGGAGACCCTATCGGTCCTTTCGGTGGACGGCAAGAACTGGGAACTCGACCGCGAGGTCGTTATCGGCGGCGTCACTTTCACCATGGCCCCCAATTTCGCGCTCACCGCCCCAGCCTTCGGTGCGAACATCACGTTCAGTTTTGTCGCGGTCATCACCGATGGTGTGACTGCGCCCGTCAACCGCACGATCAACGTGACCACGACCACGCCGTAAGGTCTTGCACTTCGGCGTGGGCGTGCTATAAGGGACGCGCCTTTAAGCATCCTCTCCCATACTTCAAAAGGGCCGGTCTTACGACTGGCCCTTTTTCTTGCAACCGGGTGCAGGTTTATCCTCTTGACAATAAATGTGCGCTATTCTAACGTTATCAAGTCGAGAGGAGTTTGAGATGGCACGTGAAGCACGTATTCAGGAAATCATGGCCGAAACCGGTATGGACGAAATGCAAGCCTACCGGCACGTCCAGCAGCGTGATCGTATTCACAACCAGTTGCGCCATGACCCGGCCTTCATGCGCAAGCACATTAAGCAGATGCGCGCTCTGATCGCCAGTCAGTCAGGGCGGGCTGATACTGACAGCCGTTCGTGGGGCAACCGCATATGACGGATTGGGTGGCCGTAGCCAAGACGCAGCCGATCATCGACATCGGGCAGATCGACGCGGACGCCAAGCGTGCCCTCAACGCCGCCGTGCGCCGGGGAGAGCTTATCCGCACCAAGTGCCCGTTCTTCGGACGCATGGTAGAGAAGACATGCTGGGCAGTGTCGCAAGCCGCAGTGGACGCCAAGATCGCTGCCGAGCAGGCCGCCTTCGGCATGGCACTCGCCATGGACGAAGCCAACAGAAGGAACGCAACGTGAGTGAGCGTCATTACGAACAGGGGGGTAGCCACCAAGAGAGTTGAGGCAGGTATTTACGTCGGGGCGGATCAGTGACGGTATCCCGCGAGCCCAACGGTGACATTTACTTCGAGTGCGACGGCAAGCGTTGCGCCGAGATCGTGGAGTGTGAGACCGACGACTTCATGGAAGCCCGAGAGGAGCTTAAAAGGGCTCGTTGGCGAACCCGCAGGAATGAGATTAACGGCCAGTGGGAGCACTATTGCCCGGATCACGCAGGCGGTAGATAACGGGCATCATAGGTGGAGGTCCACATCATGGAACAATACGTCATAACCTTCATGCCCGCGCACATCGCGGACAAGCGAAACACCGCCACCCACAAGCGGGTCTATTACACCGCCAACAACATGGAAAAGGCGCTTGCCGAGTTCCGGGCAGATCACAAGGACGTGACCGTTATTCAGTGCCTGTTGTCAGGCGCGGTCGAGCCCCGGCACGGAGCCAAGATCGAGGCGGGCGAAGAAGAGAAACCGAGCCGCTTGCCCACGTCCGGCGAACTGACATCCGAAGAGGTCGGCAAGATCGCCGCCCGTGCGCTGCGCAACCCCGCCAGCATCAGCGAAGCCGAGATACAGGCGCTCGCAGGGTCGTGTCTCACCCAACGCCCGGACCGTGGCTGAGGTCGGGTGAGGCCCGGCGCTCCCAAGACCGAGATCGACGTGCGCCTCACGGCACCCACGCCGGGCAGGGACAGCAAGGAATGAAGAACCGCGCATTACCCAGCGTGCATGGCAACTCCAGCGAATATCAGGAGGCACGGGCGCTCGCCTTCCGGGCTCGATTGAAGGACTTCGTGTTATGGATCGAGTCGGGCGGCGGGGTGGTCGTTGATACGAAGAGCGAGTTCGAGGTGTTGCGATACCTCGCATGGGATGCGACCCAACGAGGCAAAGCCAAGCGCCCGGCGACGCACATAGTATGGCGCAAGAATGATGGGCGCGTCACTTTCAGCGGCTGCTCGTCCATGCACTGGAGCCTGTTTGTCGCCCGGAGACCCTTCCCGGATCAGAGCCGCATGAAGCTGATGAAGGAGACCGAGCGCAAGCGCCTACGCGAACCGGGCTCCAAGCGCCCATCGTGGGCACGTAGAACCAGAGACCTCTTGCGTGAGCGGGACGGCGATGAATGCTGGTATTGCGGACAGCCTTGTCTTGAAGACGAGACCAATCCTGATATGAAGCCCACGGTCGAGCATTTGCTGGCGCGCCACCTTGGGGGCACCGACAATCTCGACAACCTCGTTTTGGCGCACGCCCTGTGCAACCGTCAGGTAGGCCATCGCACGGTCGAGGAGAAGAAGGCCGTTCGCAGATACATCCGCGCAGGGCTCTACTCGACCGTGGCGCATTGGTGTGATGAAAACCCCGACACAGAGATCAACCCACCTGCCCGGTCGAGACCGGTGCAACCCGTTGCAGGAAAACAGACATGACAGAGCAGATACTGGAAACCAAGTCGCTGGAGGATGCGATCCACGAGGCGATCATCCACTTCGAGACATTCAGTGGCAACAGTATTGAGGCGGGGGACGCACTGGGACTGACCCGCGCTGTCTCCGGCGGCATCGCGGCATATGTGGTCAGCCTCACGCACAAGGACTTCATCGCCTTCGCGCGAGCTATGCTACAACAGGGTTTCGCCTACGCAGTCGAGGCCAAGTATCCGTTGGGCATTCAGCAGGCTCTGGCGCGGGCACACGATCAGCTACTTGAGGAAGAGAAGAGACTATGAACGAACACGAACGCGACATCGCAGTGCAGCGAGGGGTGATCGCACTGGGCATCGCGGTATGCCCGCCTACGGCCAGCAGGGCGTGTCGGGACACGCTGGAGACCATGGGCGGAGATGATTGGGCTATCCTGCCGTATTCGCTCGCCAAGAGTATTTACGACACTATGGAATTACATATTATCCGCAAACTCCCCTATCTGGCGGAAGGTGGTGGCCACAAACTCATTCAGTTTGATGCCGGGAAAGGCGAGGTCCGGCTAACTGAACTGGGAGAAAACGCGATGAGGAGGCTCGCCAACAAGCTGCAAAGGAACACACAGAAATGACCGAGAAGAAAACACCTGTGAGAAAGGCCCAAGCCCCTTCCGTCAAGCCGCGCATTACGCGCCCGCCCGCGAAGAAGCCCAACGTATCCGACGCACCGAAAACCAAAGCCTCGGCCAAGCCACGCACAGCGAAGAAGCCGTCTTTCGAGAAGAAGGCCAAGCCGTTGCCAGTGCCAGACGCACCGGACCACGACAAGGAAGGCCTGTCGATGGACGCCGAATTGCTGGCGCTCGACGCAGCTAACATGGTTGGCTGCACTGACTTCGATGATTTGCCCACCAACGACAAGTTCGCGTTTCTGGACTGTGCGACGCCGTTCACCGCGTCAAAAATCAACCTCAAGGGGACGATCCTGACCGCCGCGTTGGGGCTTGTCGCGGGTATCCTGATCGGCGTGGGCGTCATTTACCCGCGCGGCTACAGCGCCGGTATGAAGGACGGCGAGCGGCTGGCCTACCTTACGGTGAGCATCACCGGGATGCAGCAATACCTTCAATGCGTGGAAAAGACACCCACGTGCTCCAAACAGCAGGCCATTGCCCTGTGGGCCAAGGCACTTGCGGACGGCAATCAGGCAGGCAATCAGGCAGAGGCCGATGAGGCGACGCCAGAGCTTACGCCACGGCAGTGAACGTGACGATCTGCCCGGCCTTCACGGGGAACAACTCCGCCGAGTTGGCCGGGTGGAGCGTTTCAGTGCCCGCCCCGTAGACATTGCTGGTAAAGGCAGTGTCAGTGGCGATCCGCACGAGCTTCGATCCCGCAGGGGCGGCATCTGCCGAGCCCGCCGCCGTCAGGCTGTCATGGCCCGTGGGCGCGCCGCCAGCCGAAGAGGGCACACCATCCACGGCGGCGGCGCGCTTGAAGAAAGTCAGGGTGATCTTGGCCATGTCCGGGCTCCCATTGAATTACACCCGGACGCTTACCCGAACACCGAGCACGCTGCAACCCGTTGCACACGAGGGCTATCAGCGAGACCCGGTTCGGAACGAACGCCGTATGCGGGGGCGCACGGACTTGCCAAACAGGGTTTGACTACAAATCCGGTGTAGGTTATTGTGCGTCTATGGTCGATATACGGCCTGCGAAGGAACGGCTGGACGCGGGGGCAGTGCCCGCCACCTCCACCATGAGCGTCGCTGCTACCTCGTCGGGTAGGGAAAGTCTGTGCATGGGCGATTACTTCGGGCGCAAAAACGCGAAAGCGAGGGTAGGTGCGGTGCTCTTGACGGGGGTGAAACAGGATCGACAGCCAGACTGGACACAGAGACGCGACCCGGATTGGCCCACCGTGACGGGACAGTTAGCAGAAATGCCAACGACAACCCGCAGGAAACTGCACTTCGTCTCGCCGCTTAACTGCGCTTGACATCGGTTCGGGGCGCACCGGGAAACAGAAGCGCCCCACTTTCCGCTTGACATAAAATCCCGGCTACGCTACACCTGATCTATCGAGAAGGAGTGGCGACTATGCCGACATTTGATTGGAACAAGCCCGTGCAGGGCTACACCGCTGACGAAGACGCCCACAAACGCAAATTCCACCGCACCGCCAAGTCGCGGCTCAAGCAGGTAGCCCAGCACCTAGGATTGCCCGCTGGCAGCTACGACATCCGCACCAACATGGCCGGTCCGGCAGTGTCCGGAGAGACCACGCTGCACGGCGAGCGCATCTACGTGCAGGTCTCGCAGTCGTGCATGGGCCGGGGCAATGACATCCTCTATCGCACCTGCAATGGCCGCAAGGACTACAGGGGAGGACAAAACAACTTCACCACGCTCGACATGCTCGACCACCCGGAATTGATGGCCGACAAGTGCCGCCGCGTCATGATGGGTGTCCATTGATGGACAGGCCTTTGATAGAGACGATGATGTCGCGGGTCCGGGATATCCAGACACTCGATGAGCTTCAGGATGTGCTCACCGAGATTGCGGCGGGCGCGCTGTTTATCGCTCACGCCAACGGACTGCCGGTGGGCCAGATCGCGCAGCGCGCGTCCATGATGGTGCTGATGACGGAAAGGACCGTAGCGTGAGCAGGTCTGTTGTGTTGGGCTCGTCAGTCGCCGGGAACCCTATCCGACTGGATCAAGAGTTTCACTTGACGTGTCCTGCAACGGGTTGCAGACAGGTTTGGTAGCATCGAGAGCATCGAGAGCGACGGTGCGAAAGGTTGAAGGGTCGCAAGTGCCAACGAATGAACTGGACAGCGTAGTCGCCCATTGTCGAAGCCGGGGCTTCATTATCGAACCGCTCGCGCAGAGCCGCTGGCGCGTGACATCACCGACTGGCACGGTTGAGGTGTTCGACGCCGGGCAGATGCGCAATCTTGCCATTATCAACCAATGGGAGCCGCCGATGTCGGGTGGTAAAGTGACGCTGATAGACGGCCACGAGCATGACGGCACCCGCCGATGGGCAATCTACTTCATTACAGAGAAAGACAGCAGGGCGGCCTTCTACAGCGATGCTGTTACAATGGCTGGCGCGTTGGCTCACTTTAGGCGACGATACCCGCAACTCAAGAGCACGCATATTCGCCGCGTGGGCAAGGACGAATGGCTGACCAAGGGGTAATGCCGCGCGTCCGCCCTGTCGCCCGGCCCGAGCCGCAGATCATGGGCGTCACTTTCAGCGTTTACACCGGAAGCCGGGGCGGTCCTTTATTCACGATCACCACGGGAGAACCAGCGTGTCATTTGGAAGGGCACGGTCTCGCACCTTTCTAGCGGGCGCGTAGACGGGGTATGGGTTAATTGGGATCACGAGTTCCTGCCGCACAAGCCAGTTAGGCCCGTGCGCCCCGAGATGATTTGCCGCGATGGTGCACGGGCGTTGCACTTTTCCGCTTGACATAAAATCTCGCCTAGGCCACCATATGATGGTCGAGTAGGAGATTGTCAAATGACCCGTGAAGAAGCATACCAAGCCGGTCAGGCCGCCGCGCACACCGCGCCGCTCCATGACCTGACCACCCACATGCGCGAAGCCGGTATCCCGGTCGTGTTGCAGGGCGCATACCTCGCAGGTATCGAGGACGCACTGGACTTTGACTGGGACGCGCAGGACGAAGCAGACGCCGCGCGGATCGAGCAGATCGCCGAGCAGGTCATCTGGGAGATGGCGCAATGAGGTTCTATCGCTGCGATACCACCCCGTTGACCATCGCCCGCACACAGAGCGACGCAAAGGCGACGGGCGCATCATTCGGTCCTTGGGACGTGGACACCAGCCACGCCGGGCTGACGAACGCCTTCAACCAGATCATTTCCGAAGTCGCAGCCACCCAAGGCGGCGATAACACGGAACCGGGGCAGGTGAAGGTCAAGGGCGGCAACTCGACGATCTCCCTGCCGCCTAGGCCAAAGCCTGCCCCGGACGCCATCCCCGAGTTCGCAGTTGGCGCGGAGCCTTATCCGTTGCGCGACGGCAGCGATAGCAAATGGCACGGCAATCGTCGGGGCATCAGCGAGGGCAAGCAGTGCCCGGCTTGTGCCCGGACGTGGGAGGGCGCAGTCGCCATGGCCGCGCTCGAAAACCGCAGTCAGCTTCAGGAACTGGTGATGGGTCTGACTGACCCCGCGCATTTTCAGATGCTGGAAGAGATCATCGCGCAGCGTCGAGCCGAACTTGCCAAAGCCCAAGAACCAGTGGTCAATCCGCCTGCCAGACGGAGACGTGCGTGACAGCCACCCTAGATGGAGACCATAGATGAGCACAGTCGTTTTCACGGGCCGGGGCTTCACACCAAGCGGCAAGCATCTCACCCGCCAACAGTGGGAGCAACTCACGACCCAAGCCGGTCACAACGTCCGGGACAAGGTGGACTTCGACGTCACCTACCTTGTGGCGGCCAACCCTAATAGTGGCACCAGCAAAATACGCGCAGCGGCTCTATACGGGGTTCAGGTTGTCAGCTACGCTGAGTGGTTTGCCATGCTCTTCAATGTAGCTGATCGGGTTCAGTCGTCCGTTCCGCAACCCCTTGCAGCGCCGACGCTGCATGTTGTTACCCAAGACCACGTGGATGCAGCGCTTGATGTCCGCAAGGCCATACTGGGTTATAGCGGGCGCTTCGCTGGTGAGATTGGCGCGCTGCCCTGTTTTAACCGCAAGCCGTCTTGCTGGGGCGACGTTGACGAAGAGATCGAGTGGGACCAGATCGCCATCTTGCGGCATTACATTCCCATCCTCAATCGACGTGAGATTTTCCCGTCAGGCAGTAACTACGAGCCGTGCGATGATTTTTCCGAAGCGGTTCAGGCCGAGTTTGACAAGCACAACATCACCACACTGATTGTGCAGGTCGGCGGCAGGGACCACTACCTCGTTAATACTGAGGGGTATGGGTATTGCCGCTACGTGTGCCGGATCGCGGGCTTTACCGGGCTCGCATCTCCCGTGCAAGTCGCCCAGCCTGTTCATGATGGGCGTAAGCGCAGGGCCATCGTCTTGTGAAGGCCCCGGCGCTTGACATCGAGCCCCGGTGCCCTGCAAGCTCCATGCAAGACGGTGAGTGGGCTCACACCGCCCGCTGATGATAGAGTAGATTTGCAACCCGTTGCAACTTTCCGCTTGACATAAAATCTCGCCTAGGCCAATGTGTGAGGGTCGAAAGGGAGATTGAAATGACTTACTACCAGAACCGCTTCTACCAGAAACACGCATCACCCGCACGTCCGGCCAACGCCGATCACGCAGTCGTGCAGGCGTGGAAAGACGCACACCCGACTGAATGGGCGTGGATCGAGGAGAAATCACGCCGTGGCTTCGATTTTGCGTGCAGTCTCAATGCCGGGCTTCACCGCTACGGGAGTTTGACCGAAAGGCAGGTCGCAGCCATCCACAACTGCATCCGCAAGGACGCCGAGCGCACTCACGCGATCCGCAAGATAGAAGCGAGCGCGCCGTCCTGTTCAGTCACGGCGCTGGAGACCGCATTCGCCAAGGCCAAGGACGCAGGGATCAAGTATCCCAAGCTGCGGTTCGCCGACTTCGCCTTCAGCCCGGCTGGCGTTCGCAGCCGCAACCCCGGCGCGGTCTATGTCAAGAGCCGTCACGATGGGACCTATTACGGCAAAGTCCACGAAGGGCGGTTCGTTCGCAGCTACCGCGAGTGCGACGAAGAGACCGAACAGGCGATCCTGAAGGTCTGCGCAGACCCGCACACCGCCGCTATCGCCTACGGCAAGCAGTTTGGTGTCTGCTGCTGTTGCGGGCGCGAATTGACGGACCCAAAGAGCGTCGCCAAGGGCATCGGCCCGGTCTGCGAGAAGTCCTACGGGTGGGGAGCTTGACATGCCACGGAAACTTATTCGCCACATCTACATCGGCGATCCGCGTGAGCCCGCACTTGTCGCGTGGTTTAGCGACAGCAACCGCAGGTTGGCAGAGGCCGCCGCGTGCGGCAAGCGCGACAACAACATGGTGATCGTTGATGAGTTCGACGTGCCGGTCAACGATATTCAGTTGTCCGAGTTCTTGAACACACATGCCAGCGTGCACCCGAACACCAAGACCAAGGTGTTCAGATGACAGACGGCGATCCGTTGACACGCCGTCAGCGCCGAGCTTCGACTGGCAAGGTCGCGGTGCTGGTCAACGCCAAGGGCGGGCCTCGCATCATACACGATGACGAGACGTTGGACTTGACCAAGACAGAGATCGTGGGCGGCGGGCCGCCGAGCTTCAAGATAATGTCGCCACGCGCTGCGGCCAAGTATCTCGCCAAGCACGAGAGGGGCACGCCCCGGCCACTGGCAGAAATCGTCATCGACCGCGACAATATCCAGCGAACCAAGTTCCTGCGACTGGTGCACGGCGATACCGGGATGCCGCCGCCCTACCACGAGGACAAGTGGTATCGGGACATCGAGAACAAAATCCACGCCGACCCCGGCTCCCTCACGGACGAAGAGATTGCCCGTCTGGAGGCCGAGAACTGGGAAGCCAAAGTCGAGATCACCGTGGACGCTGATGCTGCCGAGCAGGCGCAGATCGACGCCATCACCGTTGCGCTCAAAGATCAGGTGCGCAAGGTGTTCTCTGGTTTCGAGCTTGAGACCTTGCCCGGCGCGACGCTGGACAGCCTACGCCACGAGCGTGACATGCTGGGCGAGTTCATTCAGCGGATGGAGGCCAACAAGCCCGTCACCCCATCGCTGCATCGCTTCATGGGGGACTTGCTGGGGCGCTTCGTCGCCAACGGCACGCCGGTCCCGGCTGATGTGGTGGAAAGCCTGATGTCCGTTCCCGTGCAAGGCGAGGGCGAGCTATGGAAGTGGCCGACACTGGCAGACGAGATCGTGCACTCGCCGGTCCACCAGAAGCGGGTCATCACCGGCCAGACGATCAAGCGCCTCACGAACACGCTGAAGCACGTCGAGAAGATGGTGCTCGACAGCGCAGCCGTGCAACGGGTTGCAGAAGCGGTTAGCGCCTTCCCGGAGCAGCTTGCGCAAAACGCCGAGTTTGCCCGACCACCTTTCGAGCAGTGTTGGATCGAGTTGCCGAGTATCGTATGGGCTGACCACTTCGGACTCAATCAAGCTCAGTCGGGCCCGGACGTAGACGAGCGCATAGGGTTCTTATTCACCGGAGGTCGGGTTTATGTTGCCAGCCAAGCGCCCGGCTTGCCGCCTGTGTGGAGCCCGATCTACTACGAACTCAACACTGTGCCGTCGCAGGACAAGCTGGCGCGTGAGATCGAACGCATCAACGGCACGCGGGCGGACCTCAATCGCTTTTACATGGGCAAGACGTTGCTCGACCTCGCAGGCGACAACGTGGCCTTGTCTCTTAGAGCGCAGCACGGGTTCGGCGTCCTGTCCGGCCCTGGTGGAGCCGCCTTGCTATCGCAAATCTACTATGGGCACTTCGCCGGGGACGTGCCGCTCATCGTGGCGCTGCTATTGGCGATCAACACGCCGAGCAATCAGGCTATCAAATACACGGACGTGCCCCGGCGTTGGCGCTCCACACACAAAGGCAAGCGACCGCTTCATGCCCACCGCATCGTCACCATAGACCTCGACCGGGCTCCCGGCGTCCAGCTTATCAGCCGAGAGCACGATGAGGACCGCGAGAAGCGCCACGTCGGCTGGCACACCGTGCGCGGTCATTTCGTGCACGACAAGCGCTACCGGGAGGTCAAAGCCAAGGGCCTGTGCGATCACGGGCCGGGCGGCGAATGGTGGACCGAGTTCGAACCCAACAAATGGGAGTGCTTGAACTGTGGCGCGAAGCGCACGTGGCGCACCTATCCGAATGGCCGGGGCGACCCCAACAAGCCGGTCGAACACCACTACCACGTGAAAGGCTGACTACGTGATTGTCGAGAAATACACCAAGGCCGAGACCTACGATTGGGAGGAGCGGCGCTACACCCCGGAGCAGCAACCACAGGGAGGTGGATACTTCTTGCCAGACGGGCGCGAGGCTCCAGTGGGTAAGCCCATGGGCGGGTGGATCAGCGTGCCGGACAGCAACCACGACTGGCCGACATGGTGCAAGAGTGAGGGGTGGGGACTGGACAGCCTGAAGTTCGTGCACACCTACGAACTCGACACGTCCGGCGTGAAGCTCATCACCCAGTTTGATGAGATGTGCGCCTTCCACCGCGAGTATGCGAGGGACGTGCGGCTTTCCTCGCGGTTCGCCCGCTACAACATAGAGTGGGACCGGGTTGCCCGCGACTTCGGCGGGATCGTCATCGCCCATTACTTCTGGTCTTGCCGACTGGGCGGGATGGGTGACATCACCAACCAGATTAGCAACTGGTATTACGGGTGGGATTGCGCCAGTGGCTGCATCTGGAACCCGGATGTCCTGACCCACATCGAGACCAAGGCATACGATTTCGAGCGCCGCGCTCGCTCATTACAACCCTAATAAAACGAAGAGTAGGTCGTTGCGACGGGTTGCAGTGGTGCTTGACAATGAAAGTCGTTCATGTCATGTTGACAGTATAGAAAGGATGTGTCATAATTTGCAGCAAGTACTTATTCTTGGACTAACTGCGACTGCTACTACTATAAGCGCAGTCAATTCTATCGGATCAGCTATGGGGTGTTCTATGACAAACTCCGATGTGGTGTGGATACGCAATGCGCGGTTGTGACGGTCGGGGAGCCGAGCGCGAAGTTCTTCAAGCGCGAGCCCAAGCAGGCAGCTACGAAGAACCAGCGGGTCGCAAACCGAAGACAGCACTGGAGCGTTTTGCGTCTAAGTGCCGCTTCGAACCCGAGACCGGATGCGTCGTCTGGACGGGCGGCACCACATCAGGCCAAGGCTGCAATACCCGCTACGGCGCGTTCTGGTTCGAGGGTCGCAGATGGTTCGCTCACCGTTGGAGCGCCGTCTATATTCACGGGTTCGACCTCGGCACAGACACAGCAGGGCATTACTGTCCTCACACCCCGGACGGCAACCCCAACTCATTATGTATCGAGCACGTCAGGCCTCAGTCGATGGCCGACAACGTGGCAGAGAGAAACGTCCGCTACCACGCTACCCGCCGCGCCCAGAAAGCGCAGCAGAACAGCAACCAGCGGCTTTACTGGAAGCTGGTCCATCTCGGCTACGAAGAGCCACCACCAAGCAGCGACGGCCTGTTACCTGTTGCGCACCCACGTTTCGATCCCCCGGAATGGTATCGGCCTTTCATGCCGAAGGACTTTTGGAACCACTGGTTAGAGGACAACTATGGAAAGCCCGAGGAAGCGATTGGCTGCAACCCGTTGCAACGACCCATACCGATTATTGCGTCTATCTCGCAGGACCAAGATTGGGCACTGCCGGATATTCGAAGGCATCGGGCAGTTGCAGCCAGTGCTAATGGGCAGATCGAGGCACGGCGGGCTTGAGTTCCGTATAGAGACCACCGCTGAGCACCGGGGCAAGACGCAGCCATGTTGGATGGTGATCCAGTTGCCCGAGGGCAAGCGGCTCGCCAAGCAATTACTGGCATCGCTCGAAGCCGCCAACGCGGCAGGCAAACCGAGCGCCGCCGCGTTGGCGTGGGCCGCGCGTCAGAAAGAGGGTCAGGCCCGGAACATTGCTTGACCATAAAACCCAGCAGGCGTAAGGGTGGTGCCCTCATTGCAACGGAGGCCACCATGTCGGACGCACCCAACCCACCCGCCCGGACCCAGAAGACCGAGACGGCAGCGACCGCCTCAGCAAAGACATCCGCACCCAAACGCACATCCAAGCCGAAGACCAAGGAACTCTCGCCTGTAACGTCCGAGGCCGCACCTGTCGTTAAGGTAGAGCCCGAGCCTGCTCCGGAGCCCGTCAAGTCGCCCAAGCCCGAGATCGAGCAGACCACGGCAGGCCCGGTTAACAAGGGTGGATGGAATACCGACTTCAGGCGCGGGTGGGAGGACTACGAGAAGGGCGAGGACAACCGCGCCGAGTATCGTGGCGACCCAGCCAAAACCACAGCCAAGGACGCCTACATCAGCGGCCACACCGGGGCGGCCAACTACGCCCGGCTCCAGAAGACCCGCGCGCCCATCGCCGAGTGACGGCTTGGCATCAAAACTAGGTTGTGGCGTGATGCCGGGTCTGGTATCGATCCCCGCAAGCCTCGCAAACCCACGCACCACCCGGCGTGTCCTGATCCTGATGGAAGAGGCAGGGCGTGAGCTAGGCTACACCCGCGAGAGATCGCCCGTGAGTTGCCCGAGCGAGCCTACGCAGGCGACCGCGCCACCACCCAGCCGCAATCAACATCGCAACGCCGAGATGTCGAGCATCAGCACCCACACCTGATGGGCGCATGATACCCAATGACCCGCCAAACCAGACGAAGCGGCGAAGGACGCCCTTCGCGCCGAAGGTCGAACCCAAGTGCTTGCAACCTATTGCAGCGCGCCCGTCACGGGCGCTCATTTTCGACGAGCCAGACCGTGGCGCTTGACAACAAATCTAGCCTATGGCAGTCTTCACTTATCGAAAGGGAGAACTGACATGGTCGTCATTCGAAACTACGGGACCCAACAGCCGGTCGAAAACCAACAGGAGCGTCAGCGCCGACTGGAAGGCTATGAACGCTATCGTGTCGAGCTTGAGGCCGAGACGAACCCTGAGAAGCGTGCGTTCATTCAATTTGCTATGCGCCGACTGTGCGGCGATCTTCGACCGGTGCGCACATGATCCGCTGGTGGGAATTGGACCTTGAGTTCGACGAACAGGGCGTCCCTGTGCGGGGTGAGGTTGTGTTCAGCCACGTGGACAACAAGACGGGCGTAGTCCGGCACTTCGCGGTCGAGCGCATCAATAACGCAATCGCCAAGATGGCTGCACCGCCTCCGATTATCCAGTGCCCGATTGATCTGGCATTCACCATGTTCGCCATGCAGCATCGTGGGATCGAGGCGCACCGCTGGAACCGCATCACTGCGCACGATGTGTGCAACTACCCGATCTTGCTCGCGCACATGCCCGGCGTTGGTATCGACACACCAGACGAGCACCTTATCATTGACGGCATCCACCGCTACACCCGGGCCGCTTACTGGGGCTGGACGCACCTTCCGGCTTACGAGCTACCGCCCGAGCTTTGGGAGCCCTATTTGATCGACATCCCACAGGAGTTGAACGACTTTGAGCGGGAACGGCTCAATAACCAACATATCAACCCTATCGACAGCAGGATTGCATGAAGAAGGACGCGGCCCATGCGCGAAGACTGCCCGAAGTCGCAGATGAAGAAATACCCGCTGTATATCAGGGGCAGGGTCATATTCGGGGCGTCATTGGCGATGTGGATGGTAATATTCGCCCTATGCCTCGTCATCTTCTGAACGCACCGAGCCCCAACATACTTGTCTTGCCGGACAAGATGATCCGGTTATCCGTTCACGGCTACCACCGCCTGACTTCGGAGGGTCTGCTACTTGCTTGCGAGCGGTGCAAGGAATGGTTCGGCGGTCAGTCGTGCCACTCGCCTGATGACGTGTTCTACCATCTTACCGAGATCGAGGGGTGGGACTACGAAGACACGTTGGACCATGCGGTTCGTTTGCTCCGAGAGGCGCTGCATTAGCGGTAGTTTTCCACAGCTTTTGCTTGACATAAAATCCGGGCTATGCCATTCCTCTTATGTCGAGAGGAGACTAAAATGGACTGTGACCGGACATACGACGAAGACCGTGAAGAGGCGATGATGGAGGAGGCGCGTGACCGTGAGGCCGCCGAGATCATCGCTCACTACCGCGACGCGCACGGGCTGGACGTTACCGTCCTGATGTATACCAGTGTAGCGATCCGCGAGATCGAGTTTTCGCACGCCGAACTGGCGAAGCACTCGAAGCTCACGCCGCGCAAAGTCGCCGACATCCTGTCGGAGCACACAGGCGACGACTGGGTAGTTGAGAAGACCTACACCTATACCGGCGGTGCCCGCGTCAAGCTGGTGAAGAGATCGTGATTGGCGCTGGGCTCCGGCATTATGCTTCGGTCTTCACTGCCCCGCCCGAAGACCGCATGGAGTTGTTGGTGCGGTTTCTGAAGTTGGAGCTTGCCGCAGCTACGTGGTTGCGCCGCAAGATGGTGCAGAGGCAGCCACCGCCGTTCCGGCTTCGCTACTCGTGCACCGAGGAGATGGTGTTATTCAACACGACAGCCAAACCCGCGTTAATCACAGCGTCCGCGTTTCCGGAGATGAAAGCGGGCAACTGTTTTGCCAACGCTATGCAGTTGGCGCTTGAGCACCGCGAGCTTCGATACACTGAGGGGTGGGCCTGTATGGAGCAGTCGGTGCCCACGCATCACGCTTGGGTAACGCACCCTGACGGATCAGTGTCAGACCCGACATGGCTGTCTATCGTCAACAGCATGACCGAGAGTGACCTCATTCCCGGATACCGTGCCCGGTGTGTTTACATGGGGATCAGCATACCGCTCGCCAACCACCTTGCATGGTTTAGAGAGCACGGGACCCCTAACCTCTTAGCCTTTGGCGAGATGATGCCGCGCAAGGCGCTGACTGATGGCATGGACGCATATGCGGAAGCGCTGGAGCCCGGTGAGGTAGACCGCGCAGCGGTGCTCGCCATGGCCGCCATCCGGGACGCGTCGCAGTGGGAACTAGACGACGATGGCCAGTTTTACGAACGGGTGTTGGCTGACGGCACTGTGGAGCGCTGGAGTGGCGGCAAATACTACACGGGGTGATGATGTATGACCATCAAAGCAAAGCACAGTGCAGCGAGGGCGACAACGCCTGTGGCAGTCAGGGCGCGGTCCCGCCCGATTGTCGTATCTGGGCCTGCCACAATCGCCACCTACGTGGTGGACATCAGTATCACTAGCGAGGAGCGGCTGCGCACCGCAGCTATATTCGTAGGTGAAGCACGGGGCTTTACCTCGGAGCAGGTCGCAAACCAGATCGCTCCGGACGGACAACCGGACATCGGGGCCACGATCCTTTTCCTCATGGAAGAAGCAGTCACCGCTTTTGCGGCGGCGACAGGGGCGGTAATCGGAACCCCAGAAGTCTTTATTGAGGAACCGAAAGACCGTGATTGAGACCAAGATTTACGAACCCGTAATTTGCAACCCGTTGCTATTGCAAGGGCTGTGGCCATAACCTGAGGCACTTGACAATTATTGCGTCGAGGTTCATTAAACTACCCAGCTTGGCCGTTTTGGCCACACCCAAGGTGGCGAGTGTAATGCAGTTATTGGAGCGCGAGATTGGAGAGGCGCGAAACATCTGCAAAGAGTGCAAAGCCCAAGGGTTCTGTGTCCGTGGGGGTCACATCTTTATGACGTGGCAAGGGCGCTTCATCCTGTTCATGCTGTCATCGCTTTCCACGGTGATTATACCCGCCGTAGCATTGAGTTTGTTTCACACGCTGGACAACCTCATGCCCTACGTCAAGCCGTTCATCTTGGGGCTGTGTCTTGTCCCGCTTGCGGTCGTTATGATCGTTTGTTTTGTTGGTCTCTATTACTCGATCTTCAAAATCAAGGCGTGCAGGAACATCAGTCTGCTCTAAGTTTCGCTTGACGTAAAATCCCGGTTACTTTACTATGGGCACTCACAAAGAGGAGCCCCATGACAGTTGTTTCACCTCCGCCGCGCTCACGCCCACCCGTCACTTTAGCGCCGCGCGCTCGTAGCCGTCCGGCCCCAGTCTCAGTCATTCCGCCCGCACGTCAGCAACCGTTAGAGGATCACGCGCATTGGGTCCCTGCTGGGGCAGGCAGGACTATGTATCGAGAGGCGGGCTACGCTGACCCGAGACTACCAGTCCCGGTCGTGCTGGACCCGCGCTACAAGAAAGAGCTTTCGCCTACGATCAAGTGCGTAGTCGAGGAATATGGGAAGGTCCGATCAGGTGATCGCAAATGGGCCTTACCCGTCTATGCCGCCCCGGCCTTCTTTTACGAATACACGCTGCGCACTTTGCTTAAATGGGCGCTCATGGATGACGAGTGTTATCTCGAACTGGAGCAGCACATCATCGAGCACTTCAATGAACTCAACGCGACCCAGAAGTGCATCACCCAGATCGTGGGCGGCAGAATCGTAATGGACTTTACGACCAGTGTGGGGCCGTTCTACATGGAAAGCGCCCTTCAGATCGAGATACATTACAAGGACAAACTGCGAAAAATCGCTTGACAACAAATCTTGCCTAGGCCATAGTCTCGCCTAGTCGAGAGGAAGTTGATTATGAGCACCCGCAGTTGCCTAGCCATCCGCCAGCCGGACGGTCATTACGACGCGATCTATTGCCACAGCGACGGATACCTGCCCTACAACGGCGTGTATCTGATGAAGTATTACCACGGCTTCAACGGCGCGCGGCACCTGTTCCGGCACGGTGATATGTCATCGTTGGGTGAGGTGATCGGCGTCAAGCACGACTTCGAGTGGCGCTTTAACATCAAGCGTAACTTCAGAGCCGAGTTCGACGCCCTGTCTCTGGAAGAGAAGGGCCAGTATCTCGACACAGACGGCAAGCCCAGCCGCGTTATCTACGAGCTTGCCCAGATCAGCGCCATGCCTGAGAGCCGCATGTGTCGTTTCTACGGGCGGGACAGAGGCGATTACGAGCGCATGATGGGCAGCTATGCCAGTTTCGCAGACCTCTGGGACGCCTACAATGAGACGTGGTGCGAATACCTCTACCTGTTCGCAGGCGGCACGTGGTGGACTGACGCGGGGGCTTGCCGCGAAAGCATGGCGGAGGGTCAAGTGCCTCGCCTTCACCTTTTGATGGTCGCGCTGGAGCGCGACAAGGCCCGCGCTGAAGCTGATCCCGAAGACACGTGGTCCCGTGCACACTACGCCAACTGGGATCGTTCGCAGGTCGGCCCGGAGCCTTACCTTCCGCGCAGGGCGACCCGGCTGGGCTACGGCCATGATGACCCGCCCGTGGCGCTGCACCCGGTTGCAACTAAGCAACCCAAAGCACCGTCCGGTTCCGCGACCTCATATACGAAACGAAGGGTGGTTAGGCTGTGATTACTCCCGAAATTTTGCGCGGGCTCACCGACGCAGACCTGAAAGAAAAGATCGACCGTGTTATGGCGGTAGTGGCCGGACTGCACTCGAATATCCCCGAGATGGTCGAGGACTTCAAGTATGCCGTCGCGGAGATTGGCCAGCGCCCGGCACAGGATTACGAGCGGATACTCGACGACCTCTACCGAGAGCGGCTGCGGCGGCTCGACGCGGACCCGGAATGGACGCCATTCAAGCCCGCAGACGTAGACCTGCGCCAGCTCTTCACCGCCGGAGCGGAAGAGCGCTTTCGCATTCTAGGTGCCAAGTCCGGCAAGACCATGGAAGAGATGCGCGCGATCTACCTCACGACTATGGAAGACGAGCACTACATCAATTCCCGGTATCACGTGGCGGTCCGGCGCACTCTCACCATGGATGGTGAAGGTGGCGTGATCGAGATGGTGCACCTGTCAATCAAGCGCCACGACCAGAAGCCGTTGCGCGCCCACTGGGCGGACATGCAGCGCATCAAGAACGAACTGCTAGGCCCGAACTGCGAGGCCGTCGAACTCTACCCATGCGAGGATCGCGTGGTGGATACAGCTAACCAATACCACCTCTGGGGCGTCAACAGTGACACCTTTAGATGGCCGGTAGGCTGGAATGAAGGCTCTCTCAAGATGGAAGAGGGCGAAGCACCCGGAGTGGGTCAAACCCGACACCACCCATAACAGGAGTTGAATGAATGTCGCATTTTGTCGTGATAGTAGCGGTGCCGCCAGAGAAGGTGGCCGAGGCCAATGGCGATCTGAGCGCGGCCATCGCCCCGATGCTCGCACCTTACCACGAGTTCGAGTGCACCGGCATAGACAACGAATACGTGGTCGATGTCGACGAGACCGACGGGGCGCGCGCAAGCTGGGAATACGCGACGACCCGCAGCGGGGAAGTGACGAGCTTCGCCGACTGGGCGCGCAGCCACTACGGGCTGGAGTTTGTCATGGAAGGCGAGACGCCGGACATCAGCGGTAAACACAAATACGGCTACATCGAAGTTCGCCCGGCCAAAGCCAAGCTCCAGATCAAGCTCGCAGCCGATGACGGCAAGGTTGTCGGCTGCGAGCACGAGGTCATCCGCGTGGTGAACCGCACCAACCCGAACCGTAAGTGGGACTGGTATGTCATTGGCGGGCGCTGGAGCGGCATGTTCAGCGAGGAGGGCACCGAGGACAACCCGAACGTCCCGGCTGCGCTTCAGGGCTTTCGCAGAGACGGCAACTCGATCCGGCTGGGCGATTGGCCGTTCAAGCAGCGCATCGAGACTGCCACGGAGCGTTACGGACGTTACTATGACGACATCCACGCGGCGATGGCGCAGCACCCCAAGCCCGAGACGTGGGAGACTATCAAAGAACGCTATGCTTCTGATTACGACACGGCCCGGAAGGTATTCAACCAGCAGCCCGCAATCGTAGCGGCCCGTGAAGTCGTGGCATTCGACGCGACCGACAAAAACAGAAAGCATTGGGCCGGGGGCAAGATCATTGACTTTTTCGACAGCGTGACCGACTGGATCGGCCCGCGTGATGACGTGGTATTCCGCAAGGCCGCCACGACCGTCCTGCCCTTTGCTTTGGTCGATAAGGACGGCTGGCACGAGAAGGGCCAGATGCTGATGTTCGCCGTAGTTGCCGGTGAGAATAAGCACTGGCACCGCGAAATCATGGCCCGGCTCGAAGCCATGGACCCGGACACGATCCTTGTTGCGGTCGATTGCCATGTTTAAGTGGTGGGACGTGCCTGTCCCTGAACGCATGGAGCACCTGCCGAGAGATCGGCGGGGCTTCCCTATCCCATGGAACGTGGCGCGTGACAACGCAGGGGAGCCGCTGTTTACGGTCAACGATGATCGCAAGTCGTGGCAGGCGTTGGAGGAAATGCTTTGCCCGATATGCGGCGGAGAGCTGGAGATCGGCGACCTATGGTGGGTAGGAGGGCCGCTATCGGCTTTCCACCCTCACGGCTGCTACATCGACAGCCCTATGCACCACGAGTGCTCCAGCTACGCGCTCAAGGTCTGCCCTTACCTCGCCGCACCGAAATACACGAAGCGGCTGGACGGGCTACCGGCCACTAAGAACGGTGTGCCCTTCGACATTGCGGTGGACCACACCGTCATGCCGGATCGGCCAGTCGTATTCGTGCAGGCGCGGTCCTATAGTTATTCGATCACGTGGCCGCGTGCGGTGGACCGCAAACTATACCCAGTTAGCGACTACCGGCTCGATGACACCGGGCGAGTGCACATCAAGCGCTGGGTAGATTACGAGGTTTGGCGGCACGGCGAGATAATGAACGAAAACGAAGGGATCGCGCTTATCCGTAGCGCGTTGGAAGGCGCGGGTAAACAGCGCATCCAGTCACCCAAGCTATATGTCGCGGACAAAGGGGGCGTTATGTTATGACGGCTGCAACTCGTTGCAACCCGCACAACCAATGAGTATAGGCGGACCACGGAGGAGCAAATGGATAGGCTGAAGAAATCTGAATTAGCTGCACTTCGGGCAGCAAAACAAATCGGCGACGGTTTTACACCAACCCTGCTGGGGTTGGCTCTGGGTCATGAGCGCGCCAAGGCTTCCAGCAGGGTTGCTCCTGCACTACGATCATTGAGGGAACGAGGTTTCGTGTCCCGTCATGAAGTGAAGCACAATCTAGTGACATACAGCGTCACCGCAGCGGGTAGAGCGGCGCTCGCAAGCGACCCCCTTGTCCGCCAGTGAGAACGCCCACGGACGATCAATCTGGACGGCGGCTAATAGGCAGCGTATCAAGCACCACAGCGAAGGAGGAAGATTATGAGCGAGACCAAGACCCCGAGCCCGCGCACCCGCGTCACTCGCCCGGACACCGCAGCTATCGAAGGTCCCACGGGCGTGGTGGCCGCCGAGCCGTCATCAGCACTTGAAACCGAGGAAGAGACCCCGGACACCAGTGCAGTCGAGGCCTCACAATCCGGGGGGCGCAAGCGTGGGCGGGGGCCTTATCACAGCGACGGCCCCAACGTTTTCGACAGTCAAGGGCGCAGCATTTGCGTGGTGTTGGATGGCGACTTGGATGTCCGGGGATCGACCGCCGCGTGGATCGCGGAGCGTCTCAACGCTTAAAGCGTGCAACGGGTTGCATCATAGCCCGCTTGACATTCAGGGTTTGCCAGTCTAACTTGGGGACTTAAGTAGGCGAGTGTTGAGAAAGGCACGTTTCCCTCTCGACAAGGTTTCGTGTCGCCTTCCACTAGCCGAAACGAACGGCCCTGTCTCCCCCTGCGAGACAGGGCCGTTTTTTACATGGGTTGACATCAAATCTCAGCTATGCTAGGCCGTAAGGGTCGAGAGGAGATTTGATATGTCTGCACCTTTTGTTCCCGCTGGCCTTCCTAGCTCTTGCGAAGTGCTCGATGCGTTCGACGCCTTCTGCAAGGCGTTCCCTTTTGCATCCGGCAGTCGCGGCCCCGTGCCGCCCCGGCCTCACCGCTCCCCGTTGCCTATTGACGTCTATTGGGTGCATTGGTTGCGCACTCGTCGTCCCCATCTCGATGCGGCGGCTTACCTCAAGCGGTTGGAGTATCCCCTGTGACCCGCCCTAATCCACTACCCGAAGAGGGCACCCAGCAGTGGCGTGTTTTGATGGGTTTGCTGTCCGGCGACAAGATCACTCCGATTAGCAGCATCATCGAATACAACTGTTTTGCCATCAACGCTCGGTGCAGCGAGCTTCGCAAGCTCGGATGGCCAGTTGTGACGTTGCAGGTGCCACACCCGAACCAGACCAAGTTTCCGAACGCGCAACTGCCCTGCTACATGTTCGACGCTCATTTCCGTAGGTGGATGCACGAGCGAGACCCGAAAACCGGCAAGAGCAAGCACCCGCTAGACTATCCGTTTAATGCAGGCAGAGGGAAGTTTGCGACGAAGGAGCGGCAGTGATGGGTGATGTCAGCGCGTGGTTAGTGATGGGTCTCGTTATCGCCACGGGTATGACGGTTTATTCCGGGGTAGGCATTCTGGGGAAGTATCGTGCGCTCTTGATGAAGTGCGGTCAGCAGGAAGCCGAGTTGAAAGACTTGCGGGACCGCAACGTGGCGGGCGAGAATTGGCGGCATACTATGCCCTTGGCGTTTGAGGACGCGAAGCAGGTCATCGTCGTCAGCGACCGAGAGCCTACGGATCAGGACATGATCGACACCGACGTGCCGGTCATCTGGTTGTCCGTGGAACACCAGAGATCGTGGAGCGCGTTGCCGCAACCGCATGTGGGGCAGTGGAATGAGAACACCTTCCGAGACACGGAGGGCTACAATCATTTTTTCGCTATCACGGCGGCGGACCAGTTCATTTATGTTCACACATCAGAGCACGCAGGGCTCTCTCGACTGGTCAGGGCCATGACAGGCGAAGTAGGAAGCAGGATAGACGACCCTGTGTTGTTGCGCATCGCACGGGAGACGCCGGATGTAGTCAACCGGTTAATGGACAGCGCGGGGGGCACTAACTGCAAAACATGGTCAGAGACCATGAATAATACGCAGCAAGGGTATATCTCGGCAAGGCGTTTGCCTGTCAGGCCTAGCACTCGCCAGATCAATCTCGACTGATTGCGCTTGACAATAAATCTAGGCTATGGCAATATGCCAGTGTCGAGAGGAGATTGAAATTGGCGCGTATCAGTATTAACCCCATCCACGTCCGGCACACACGCGATTGGAGCAGCAGCCGCTTCCATTACAGACCCGAGTTCAGCAGGATCGGAGACGAGACCGTTTGCGACGGGGCTTACACGGTGCTCGACGTTCATGTTCTGCAAGCGCGGCGAGCCCACTACAACATTGGCGGCCATAACGGCTACTGGGGCCACAGCATCTGTTACTATCTTGCGCCCGGCGAAGATGCCAAGTTCCCGCACATTCCTCAGGGCTGGCGTATGACGCAGGATGTTCACAAAGATCAGGTTGTGCCTGTGCTTTCGATAGACGACGATTGGCTTCAGGCAGAGATCGTCCGGGTGCTCTCCACTATCCCGAACGACAGCGGCGAAGACACCGTGGTCTATACCGAAATCAGTCACGACGAGCTATTGACGGCGGCGCAATGTATCGGCGGGACAAACATACGAACCTATGATTTCCTAGTCGCCCACTTTGACATTTCCAACCCTAAAGACTGCGATGTTGAAGTGGACGGCCAGCTTCTATGGTATATCGACTGGGTGGCGCTCATTTACGACACCCGCTACCCGTGGCTGGAGCCGCGCGAGGTCGGCTACACCCACATGCAGGTCAATAGTCGGTTCACGTGTGTAATCTCGGATATATACGAGAAATGGTGTGCCAATTCGAACCGCGAACTGCACAAGGAAAAACTGGACAACAACTTACGGGCGTCAGCCGTCAACACCGCCCGCGCCGCACTGGCTGCGACACAGGGTCACGTAAAGGGCGATAAGGGCGCAGAGCACCGATACAGCAAACGGCGGCTCGTGCTCGAAGACCGCAACAACACCCCGTTCCCGGTCGAGCACGCATATGACAACAGACAGGTCAGTGGGTGCGCCGGGCGGTTGCTGGCATTTCGCACATTCCCGGACGGGCGCTACGGACGGCGAGCCGAGGATGTGCTGAATAGCGGCGATCACGTGCTGATCCACCGCAGCAACGGCTACCATCGGTTCCTATTCATCGAGCACGTCATGTGGCGGACGCGGATCGCTGAGACGTGCAAAGTCGCTTTTATCCTTCCTGTTGCTGTCTCTGATGCCGAATGCACCCAGAGCGCGCCCCTATCACCACAGCGCGGCATGGACCCACGCGTCACCCACGCTATTCAGTCTAACACCTACTTCGCCAGCGCGCTTCAGCACGCCATGCACCGCCGCAAGTATCTGCGCTCGAAGATCGTGTGGGATGGTCGCCCCGACTTTCCTGTATGCACCAAGAATTTCCCGGTGCTCTTGCGCAACGCACCGGGCGGGGTGATACTTTGCGGGTCCAACTACTCCAGCGTTGGCAAGGATGCGAAGCGGAGTGGGCATAATCACCACGTCAACACCCTGACCCAGTTGTTTGCGGATTTGCCGCCCAACGAGTTGCAGTTCACGGAGAGTGGGGTTTTGCAACCCGTTGCAACAAGCACCATGGGAGCCAAGAGGCGGGTGCAGCTTGATATGTAAGCGATGCCCGATTATGGTGCCCCGGTTACAAACCCGCGAGGACACTGATGGCCGTCACGATCAACCCGCCTGCCCGGACACGTGCACGTCGTAAGGCAGGGGACCGCACTTATGTCGTGGGTCGTTCTACCGCGCAGGACGGGGACGATATTCTTCAGTCCGTCCAGCGGGGTGACTTCTCGCAGTCCATTCCGGACCCGTTCAGCACTTATAACCTCTACGATGTCGGGGGAGCGAGCGACTTCCGTATTCAGCCGCCTCCCGTCAACCTCGCAGCACTCTTGCGGATGCCGAACGACAACTCGATTTTGCGTCAGTGCATCGAAGCCATGGTCATCAACATCGAAGGCCACGGTTGGAGGCTCGAATACGTCGGGCCGGACGGTGAGGAGCAGACTGAGGCCGCGCAAATTGAGAAGGCCAACATTGAAAGCCTGCTGGGGTCGATCCACCCCGAGCACTCACTGGTCGAGCTACGCAAGCGGCTGCGCTGGGATATTGAGGGTCTGGGCTTCAGTTACATCGAGGTGGGCAGGACCAAGGACAAGTTGCCTGTTTTCATGGGCCACATCCCGGCGCACACCATGCGGATTACCACCCGCGAGAAGGAGGCCGTGCAGGTTGTCACTGAAGTCAATCAGTTTGGGCGCAAGGCGAACGCCGTCACCCGCCGCCACTTCCGGCGCTTTGTCCAGATTGTCGGCACCAAGAAGGTTTACTTCAAGGAGTTCGGAGACCCACGAGACATCAACCCGACCAACGGCAAGGTCGAGCAGAACCTTAAGTATGAGGACACCGCGACCGAGATAATCATGGTCAGGCAATACTATCCGGGGCAGGACTACGGATTGCCCCGGTGGTTCAACAATCTTGTTGCCATTCAAGGATCAAGGCAGGCAGAACTGACCAACCTTGACTTCTTCAAGGAGAACGCCATCCCGGCGATGGCCGTGCTGGTGAGCGGTGGCACGCTGGCGACGGGCACCATCGAGCAGATCGAAAGCCATGTCACAGCGGCCCGTGGGCGCGCCGCCCAGAACCGCGTGCTCATCATCGAAGTCGAGGGTGATGAGACCGCCGCGTCAAAGGATGGCACCATTCCGGCCCCGAAAGTGGACCTGAAGCCACTGGCAGGCGAGCGCATCAAGGAAGGGCAGTTTCTCGAATACGACAAGGCACAGCAGGAGAAAGTGCGGTCGAGCTTCCGGCTGTCTGCGCTCTTTACCGGCCACTCACAGGACTTTACCCGCTCCACGGCACAGGTGGCCTACGAGGTCGCCGAGAGCCAAGTATTCGGGCCGGAGCGGGCCGTGCTGGACGACATCATCAACCGACACATTCTGGGGCCTTACGGCGTTAAGTATTGGGAGGTCCGTTCCAACCCGCCGCGCATCAGCAACCCGGAAGGGGTCGTCAGCGCCGTGAGGGCGTTTGACGAAGTCGGCGCGATGACACCGAACGTCGCTATCGGCCTAGCCAATGAACAATTCGGGCTCGACATCCCCACGATTATCGAGCCGTGGGGCAATTACCCGTGGGCGGTGGTGAGGGCGCTTGCCACCGCCGGTAAGATCAAGGGCTTCGAGGAGATCATGGCCGCCATCGAGGAAACCGAGGAGTTCGAGGAAGACCCCGAAGGTGATGAAGAACCAGAAGGCGCAGAAGAAGTAGAGGAGGAAACCGCGCAGCGCAAACGCCGTGCGATCCGCCGCGTCATGGGTGACTTGGCCACATTGCTGCAAACCAACAAGCAGGCCTCCTACCGGGACCGCGAAGTCAGCCCACCACCCCGAACCAGACCACGCATCAGTCCATTGGATGAGGGCTCTCACCTGACCGCCGACTTCAACCCGGCGCGAGAGCAGGTGGTGGCCGTCCAATGAGCTTTTTCGCCGAGCACATCAATTGCGGGTGCTGCGGAACCCACGCGACTGAGGACGCTCTTGACCGGATCACGTTGATGCGGCTGGAGCGCGCAGTTGTGGATTATTCGGGCTTGCGCCGGGTATTGAGGCAAGAGACCGGCGATGCCCCGTTCGTTGATGGGGAGATCGAACTTACCCAGCAGTTGAGCGACAACGCCGTCCGAATAGCTGACATTATCCAGCCCGACTTGGAGGCGGCCCTGTCCGGCACCTATGTCGATGAGCAACACATCACAGCGGCCATGGTGACAGCCGGGGCGGTCTGGCAGGCGCAGCATTGGCCACGTGGGCTCGACAACAGTGTCCGGCAGACCTTGTGGAACATCATCACCTTAGGCCAACACGACATAGCGTTCGGGCCGCTATTGTCCGATCTTCAGCGGTTACAGATCACCAACGGGATGAGTGCCAGCGCAAAGTATTACACCAACCAGTATTTCAACGTGCACGTCATGCCAGTCGTGGTAGACGCAGTGCACGCCGCCGTGCTCGATGGGCTCGCCAATGACGGTGAGCAGTTGAGGGCAATCCGCGCGCTGCTGGATCGGCGGCTGCGCAGTGTTCCTTACTGGAGCCTTGTCGCCAACGGCGCTGCATCGCGTGCTTACCATTACGGCTACATCAAGACTGCGCAAGCATACGGCTTTACGGGCATGATGTTTCAGGCGACCATCGACAGCCGAACATCCGAGATTTGTCAGGCGACTAACGGCACGCGCTGGCGTATTGGTGATTTGAGCCTATACATGGATCGCGTGGCGGCTGCGCAAGGCGACGAGATCAAAATTGTAGCGCCATGGTTGAAAGCCAGCGACGTGACCGGACTGACCCCGGAGCAGATGCTCGCAGCGGGTGTTGCAGTGCCGCCGCTTCACGGCAATTGCCGGTCCCGGCTTGTTGCGGTTGATTACTAATAGTAGCGGCAAACTATATTGCAACCCGTTGCAAGCGCACTTGACGCACATACCGTGACAGCATAAAACGCCGTCATTCACCACCAAGCGGGTAGGGTAATGACAACCGAAGCACGCAAAATGACGGCAATGATCCGGCGCATCGACGCTGATCGCCGCATTGTGTATGCGGAGGTTTATGCGCCTAATGTGCTCGACACTTATGGTGAGTTCATGTTGCCCGAGCACGTCGAAGAGATGGCCCACAAGTTCATGCAGCTTGATCTGGCCAACGTCATCGACACCAACCACGACAACATCCCGAACGGCTCCTACCCTATCGAGAGTTTCGTGGCCCGCGCTGGCGACCCGGACTTCACCGAAGGCGCATGGGTTATGGGCGTCAAGTGCCCGAGAGACGAGGTGTGGGAGGCCGTCTTGAAGGGCGACCTCAACGGCTTCAGCTTCGAGGCTATGGTCAACCTAGTCGAATATGAGGTCGAGTGCAGCGTGGTCCGGGATCACGTGGGCAAGACCCGCACAATCAAGGGTGTGGATCACGAGCATTTGTTTTTCGTGCAGGTCGATGATCGGGGCCGCGTCGTTCGCGGCATGACGTCGCCGGGGCCTGACGGCCACACGCACATCATCAAGCACGGCACGATGACCGAGAAGGTCTCCGGCCACTCGCATCGTTTCGATTTGGTTTAGGGAGCGCGAACCATGAAGATCAGGCCGATCAAGCGGACGATCAAGGCGACCGCACTCTGCAACCCGGACCCGAGCTTTGTTTCGCAGGTTCGGGCGGGAGCGAACCAACGACCTTATCGAGTAATCAAGATGGACGCAGCCGTTCCGGCGTCCGGGGCAGGCACGGAGAACCCGACTATGAAGATCAAGCAGAAGGCAAGCGCCAAGGTCGAGGCCATCGCACCGAAAGGCTACGGCATCATGCAGTTCGAGTTCCAGAAGAGCCAGTTCGCTGACGAGAACGCTGTCAAGGCGTGGCTCGATGCGGGAGGTTACGAAGACTACACCATCACCGCCACCGCCAAGGGCTTCGAGGTCACGGACAGCGAGACCCGCTTCGAGACCGGCAGTGTGGCGCGCATCGAAGCCGCAGCAGACGGCGTTTCGGTATTCGTGGGCAAGCTCACCGGCGAAGATGTGGCGGACGAGCCTGCTGAAAGCGACGGACCCGGCGCGGCCCCGGAAGTCGGCCAGCAAGAAAACACCGCTCGTTCGGAAGAGAAGCCCGAAGGCGACAAGTCGGTTATCGACCCGCCCGCGCGCACCCGCACCACACCAGAGGGCGACGGCGGCGAAGCGCCTGTCTCTGAACAGACCGATCCGGTCAGCCAGCCGGGCGAAGAGCTTGTGCCGGAAGGACAGACCGACGAGCCTGCGACGGTCGAGCAAACCTACGAAGAGCGCGCTCTTGAGATCGTGCAACAAATCGCCAAGACGCAGAAGACCAAGGGTGTCTATGAAGCGGGCGAACTGGGGCGCGTCGTCAACCAACTCGGTTGGATCGTCTACGACGCCGATTACGCCGGTCTCTCGGATGAAGTGGTGGCGGCCATCAAGACCGCCGCACTGGCACTTCTGGAAGCCTACCTCATGGCGGCGAGTGAGGCCGCCGAAGAACTCACGGCAGTGTTCCGCACCGCCGAAGAGAGCGAAGCTGTCGAAACCACCCGTTCGGCGGTCTCGACAGTTGAACAGCCGACAGACATCACAGCACTGGTTGCTGCTGCTGTCGAGAAGGCGATGCAGCCTGTCAACGAGCGGCTTGCCGCTGCCCTGACGGCTGCGGCTGAAGCAACCCAACGCGCCGAGACGGCAAGCAACGAAGCCCGCGCGGCAACGGAGCGGGCCGACAAAGCCGAGCGGGAGCTTCAGGAGCGGGTGGAGGCCGACAATTCGACCAGCCAAACCCGTAAGGGAGCAGAAGACCTGCCCGGCGTTGAAAGCACCGACAAGAAGCCCGAGGAGCGCTCGCGTGCGAGCAAGTCCCTTCTCTCGGCTTTTGGGAGCCGCCACGCACGGGACTAGGCGCAGCACTCTAGCGAAACTAACAACCACCCACTCAAGCAAGAGGTAACACGAAATGGACAAAGTGCAGCGCGCTGATCTGGCACTGGCCGATCTCACCGCCAATGGGGGTGTGCTCGACGCCGAGCACCAGAACACCTTCTACCAGAACATCATCGACGAACCGACGCTGATCCGTCAGGTGCGTCCGCAGCAGATGAATGCACCTTCGGCGAAAATCCCGAAGATCGGTTTCGGCTCGCGTGTGTTGCGTCCGGCACCGAACACGGGCGGCGGCGGGTTTACCAACGCGAACAACAACACCCGCTATCTGGCGGCGGCTGATCGTGCGAAGCCCGACTTCGGGCAGGTGTTGCTCGAAACCACCGAATACATCGCGGAAATCCACATCCACGATGACCTGCTCGAAGACAACATCGAGCGGGATCAACTCGCCAATACGATCCTGACCCTTCTGGCCGAGCGCGTCGCGCTGGACCTTGAGGAGCTCCTGATCCTCGGCGACACGGGTTCGGGCGATCCCTACCTCGCCACGCTCGACGGCGTCCTGAAGATGTCGGACCAGAACGTCATCGACGCGGACGGCGATCCGATCTCGATCAACGTGTTCAACGAAATGAAGAAGGGTATGCCGACGCGGTTCCGCCGCAACTTGTCGAGCCTGCGCTACATCACTTCGATGGATGTCGAAAGTGACTACCGCGTGCAGGTTGCCAACCGGGGCACCAACCTCGGAGACGCCACCCTGCTGGGCAACGCACCTTTGCCGGTGCTGGGCACCCCGCTTATCGGTGCAGCCCTCATGCCCGAAGCGAACGGCCTTTTGCTCGACCCGAAGAACGTCATCTTCGGTATCCAGCGGAACGTCCGCATCGAGCGGGAGCGCGATATTCGCGCCCGGTCGTGGATCATCGTCCTGACCATGCGCATCGGCTTTGCCATCGAAGAAGTCGATGCGGTCGTGAAGCTGGTCGATCTGGGCGCGTAAGCACCAGACACCCGCTGGTGATTGGGGCGGGGTTTGCACCTGCAACGGGTTGCAAGCCCCGCCCTGTTCGCATACAAGACCAGTATCCGCAGCATAACCGCAGCAAGGAGCAATACCGATGGGCCAAGCCGCCGAAACCCATATCGAAGAAACCCTGCCTTGGATCGCCACCCTCACGCGAGGGCGGTCCTACACACTGGGCACAGACAAGCCGATGCACTTTGTCCGGGGTGTCGAAACACCCGTAGATGAGAGCACCAAGACACGTCTCGAACGGAAGGCGGTTCAGATGGTCCGAACCGGCACAATCGACGAAGACGGCGAGGAAGAATACGAGCCGCGTTGCAAGTTCATTTTCCGCAAGGCAGGGGAGCCTGCATCAAAGGTCGAGCCGCGCGAACGCAGCCGCTCCGGCGCAGCGGTCAAGGTCCACAAGTCTTGACCCGATACCGAATACGGTAGATTAAGGGCCGGGCGGGATCACCGTTTCGGCCCTTATGCTATCAGGAGCACGCCATGGAGAGCTACCCGCTGGTCACTCTAGAAGAAGTCAAAGAGTTCTTCGATGTCCGGCCCGAGGTCACTAAGCTGGACGCGCGCTACACCGCGCTGGCCAAGCTCGCCACCACCCAGATCGAGCAGGCCACTGGCCGGTTCCTGACCCGCCAAGAGCATGTCGAGTTCTTTACGTCACGTGACAACACGCGCATCGACTACGACTTGGGCGGCGCGGGAGACTTCAACGGTGGGCGCTACACCAACGATCAGGGGCTGCGCAGCATCGTCAACCCGCAGATCATCTACTTGGCAGGCGTCAACATCGACCCGGACGCCGATTTTGATGTCTGGTATGACCCCAACCCCGCCGGGCAGGACGGGCATAGCGACCGCGACCTGTTGCGCCGGGACGATCATTACGGGATCGACTACGAGAACGATGCAGTGGTGCTCTACGTCTCGACGCGGTATCGCCTGCGCGGGATCAAAGTCCGCTACACGGCAGGCTACCCGGAAGCTGACGGCACCCTATCCGGCGCGGCTCCGAGTTACCTCAAGACGGCGGCCCTGATCCAAACCCAGTTCCTGAATGTTAAGCTGCGCGCGGACAACGTGGGCATGGACAGTGAACGCACTGTGTCCGGCAAGGACCGCGTGCATTCGGCACCGTTCATGGCGCGGGGCGGGCTTACCCCGGAAGCGGCGAGTATTGTCGCCAGCCTCAAGCGCGTGCGCACTGGGAAGGGCTGATGGCAGTAGAGGTCAGGATCAGTGGCACGCTCTATCGTGACGTAGCAGCCGGTTTTGCCGCGCTCGCCACGGACCTTGAAGCGGGGTTCGACAAGGCAGTCGTCCGGGTCAGCCCGCTCTTGCTCCAGTCGCTGGAGAAGGTCAGTGCAGAACTAGTGAAGATGCACGGGAACGGTTGGAATGGTCGTGTCGTCAACCCCAGTGACAAACTCCAGCGCCGGTCAGGTAGTGGGCTTCGCTCTATCGCGGATAGCATCAAGGTAGCAGCGGCCAACGGCAACCTGATAGCAGTCGGGGAAATCAGTGGTGGCACGTTGTCATTCCACGAGGAGGGTGGCACTATCCGGGCCACCCGCGCGCAGTATCTCACTATCCCGTTGCCAGCCGCGCTTGATCCAAGGGGCGTGCCCTTGCGTCGCCGAGCCCGCGACTGGGACAACACGTTCGTGAAGCGGTCACGGCGCGGCAACCTCATCATTTTCCGCAAGCTGCCATCGGCACGTGAATTGACCCCTCTCTACATTCTGAAGTCGAGCGTTTATATCAAGCCACGACTTAGGATGGAGCCAACCCTGATGACCGAGATGTCCTACTTCGAGAGCAAGCTACTCGAAGAGATGTCTGACATCATCGACGCGAACTTGTGAGGGCGCTATGCCGGACTTACTGCTATCACAGAAGACTTTCCGGGAGCGGATCGTCAATCACTTCGAGAGGCGCTACCTGTCGCAGATCGCCGGACAGGACGGTGCGCTCATCACGTGGGATGTCGTGTCCCGAAAGCCATTGACAAAGCAACAGCAATTGATGGGCTACGCGCTGGGTATCTACGACACTAGCGAGAAGGTCGAACCAAAAATCGGACACGACTTGCGTTACCTCAACGTCGTGTTCGAGTTCCACGTCAAGATCAGTGACGCAGAGACGGACGATGTGGGGGCGCTCCTCAACGCCGTCCTTGGCGAAGTGCAACGGGTTGCGGGGCTCGACATTCAGTGTAGCGACATTTACGCGGACCCACCGGCACCCGCCTACAAGCTGGCGCTTCAGACGACTGAGCGGGGCTCCGAACTGGACGTCGGGTCCGAAAAGCCGAGCGTAGCGGCGGGTGTGCTTATTATTGAAGTGCAATACCGCACCAAGCCGAACAATCCGTTCGCCCGGTAGCGTGTTGCGAACTTGACAGTTACTGAGTGATCCACGATAACGCCGCTCACGTGCTTGGGTCGATTTGCCCGCGAAGGGCGGCTAACCTTAGAGAAGGGGAAATACCATGGCGGGTGAATTGGGCGGGCTTCTGACGAAGAAGGCAACTTTGCTTTTCGGGATCGAAAACACCGTCGGCGTCAATCCGGGCCTCGATGAAGACGATGCAATCGAAGTGCAGGAGCCGGAGTTCACGGTCGATCCTTCGCTTCGTGAGCGCGACTACGTGTCCGGCGATCTCTCGCCTTTCGAGAGCCTCATTGGTCGAGTGGTAGCGGGCTTCAGTTTCACCACAGAAGTGCGGTCGAACGGGCGAGCACAATCCGGCCTCAGCGCTGACGAGCCGATCCTGTCAAAGTTGTTCAGGGCGTGTGGCTACGCGCTCACCCAGATGGACGGCACCAACAATCAGTCGCCGGTCATCCCGGACCCGGACAACCCGAAGACTTCACCGCGCGTCGCCTTCGCCAACACGGGCGACGCCACGACAGTCGCCGCCCCGGTGCTTTACACCATTACCGTCACCACGGCAGGTGCGTCCACGGTCGCAGGCGTCACCGTCACGTCGAACAGCAAGGACGAGGACGCCGCTCATGGGGACTACATCGCCGCTCCCGCCGAGCAGGGAGGTGTCGAGAGCGGCGTGACCGAGATCGCACTGGGGGCCAAGGGCGGGTCTATTACCATGACGTGGGCGGGTTCGCTCACCGTGGGCCAGCGCTGGTATGTCGCAGTTTTCCCCGTGGGCCTCAAGCTCATGCCGGTCAGCAGCGACTTCAAGACAGCTTCGCTGGAGCTTTTCCGCGACGGGATCAAGATGGAAGGCAACGCCGGTCTTGGCACATTCCAGATCACGGCACCGGCGGGCGATATTGCCCGTGTCACATTCAACTTCACTACCACTTTCGTGGACCCGGTGGACGCGGCGGACCCCGTGGCGGACTTCGGTGACTTGCCGCTTCCCTCGCAGGTGGAACTGTCCACACTGACGTGGGGCGGTAATCGCAACCTGATGATCGAGCAGTGGACGTTCGATCAGGCAAACGACATTCAGGTCCGCCCGAGCGTCAACCACCGACAAGGCTATTTCGGTTCGCGCATCGCGGGCCGCGCACCGGTTATCGGCTTCAACCCGGAAGCGACCCACGAAAGCGACCATCCGTTTTGGGCCGAGTTCCTTGGCGCGAAGTCGAAGACGTTCATCACCCGTGTGGGCACCGAAGTAGGCAACCAAGTGGTCTTTTTCGGTGGCAAAGCGCAGACCAGCGAACAGTCGTTCGGCGACCGCAACGGATTGCTGACCTACGAAAAGTCGGCGATGCTGAAGCGTATCAACGGCAACGACGAGATGATTATCGTTTTCTGCTGACGCGCCGGGCGGAACGCCGCAAAGGAACCGGTGCCACGTTGCGTTATAGTAGCGTAATATGGCGCAGGATCGGACGGGAACAAGGCTGTGAGCAGCTCGAAGCTCGAAATGAAGACGTATGTGGTGTTGCGCCGTGTTTTTCATCGTGGCGGCGACAAACCTAACGTCGAAGTGCTCGACGTAAAACTGACCCTCGCAGCCGCTGAGGCCGTCCGGGATCAATACGCCGGAACGTGGATTGAGCGCTTTGTCGCTAACAAGCACCCTTCCCTTACCTGCAAGAGATGATGTAGAGATGGGCCCCTGCACCCGGTTGCAGGAACGAGCACCATTACAGGAGCACAGTGACTATGGCTATTCGCGCACTTCAGGTCGGCCAGACCTTCACCCACGTTTCCAAGTTCGACGTTCGCCCCAAGGAAGGCGAGCCCGGCCATGACACCTACAAGCCCACCAAGTGGAAGTGGAAGGTGCTCGACAGCCGCGTGCTGGGGTTGCTGAAGGACAAGACGACCAAGATCGGTATCGACCCGTCAAAGCCGGAAGAGGAAATCACCACGCACGTCAGCCAGAACCAGTTCAACTTCGACGTGTGTTCGCTGGCTCTTGAAGAGCCCGAGGACTTCTATCTCGACGCCGAGTGCACCCGGAAGGTCAAGTGGCAGACCGGCAAGCGCAACATCGGCGGCAAGAGTTACGACATTGTCACCAACGAAACGATGGGCCTGATCCCGGACATCGTGATTGCCGAATTGGCGGAAATCATCATGACAGGTCAGCAGCCCACCGTAGAAGAGGGAAACGGCTCCGGCTCGCAATTCTCGCAACCCACCTCTTACCAGAGCGAGACTGTCTAGCCTGCACCGCGCGAAACAAAGTAGCGTGGGGTTGCGAGGAGCCCACCAAGCAGAAGTATGAAATCGAAGGGGTGCCTCTCACGAGGTGCCCCAAGCGCCTGTTCATGCCCGGCAACGAAGACGAGGCTGGTGTTTCCGAGCTACTGTGGTATTACGCCAACTACAAAGGAGGGCGACTACCCGAAGCGGGCGGCTTGCTGGATCAATCCGGGCATATGATGACCATGTTCCGGGTGATCGACGGGGCGATTAGCACCGTAGAGCATCACCAGCAGGAAGAGCTTGAGAAGGAGCGCCGGAAGAACGCAACGGACGAGCGTAATCCAAGGGGCGGCGCGCGTCTGACACCAAAGAGGCCAGCGCGGTGAAGAACAAAGACCTGCTCTTCGTCATCAAGGTTCGAAACCAAGCCAAGGCCGCGCTTACCCAGATCAAGGGCGACTTGCGGGGTGTAGGGCAGGCTGGCCAAGCGGGCACCAAAGGCATCCGCGCTCAGGAGATGGCGCTGGAGCGCTTGCGCAAGAAAGCGACGGAAACAGCGCGCGCCCTTCGATCCGTCACAGGGGCCGGGCGTGGGCTCGCAGCCGGGCAAGGCGGCGCAGCCGGGGCAGGTGGACGCGGCGGTTCCGTCCCTACAGACCTTGCGATATTGGCCCGAGCAGCCCGGAGCGCGGCCACGAACCTTGATCGAATAGCCCGGAGCCGGGCCGGACGTGCGGGCGGTGCAGGTCGGCGTGGATCACCGCTAGCAGAGGCAGGGGAGCTGGGTAGTCGTTTCAGGGGGCTTGCGACGGCAGCCTTGCGGGCTACGACTGCGCTGGAGCGCATGGCGCGCGCCGCACCCCGATCCGGGGGCAGCGGGGTGAGCGCAGGGGCCGGGGCGGCAGCAGGTGCGCTTGCACGTGGCGGCGTAGGGCTTGGCTCTATTGCGGGCATTGGCGCAGCGGCGCTTGCCGTTCGCACCTACGCCTCACTTTCGGACGAATACAAGAACCTCTACGCCCGCGTGTCACTGACCACGACCGGGCTTGAGCAGCAAAAACAGACGTTCGACCGCATTGTCGGCATCGCCACCAACACCCGGCAGAGCCTAGAAGGCATCGTCACGACCTACTATCGTTTGTCGCAGGCGGCGCAGCAGCTTGGGATTGAGCAGGAAGATGCGTTCGTTGCGACCGAACTCGTCGCCAAAGCCATCACCGTTTCCGGCGCTAGCGCGCAGAGCGCAAACGCGGCCATCATTCAGTTGGGGCAGGGTCTCGCGTCCGGCACGCTACGCGGCGATGAACTACGGTCAGTGCTCGAACAGACCCCGCGACTGGCGCAGGCCATCGCCGAGGGCATGGGCACAACCGTAGGTCAGTTGCGTATTCTGGGGCAAGAAGGAAAGATTACCTCCGAGACGGTCATACAGGCCATCCTCACTCAGAAGGACGTGCTGGAAACCGAGTTTGCGCAGTTCCCCGTAACCATTGGACAGGCGTTCACTGTGCTTCGCACCGCTGCAACCGTTGCAGTAGGCGAGATAGAGCAGAGCACGGGCGTCACCGCAGGCTTCGCGCAGGCCATTCAAAACTTGGGTTTGTTGCTGCGAGACCCGGCAGTCATCAAAGGCTTGAAGGACATCGTGCAGGTCATCGGCACGGGGCTCAAGCTCGCCATGGACGTAGCTATTGTTTCCTTTAAGGCGTTCATCGCCCTGCTACCAGTGCTGAAGGTAGCGCTGGCGCTCACTGTCACGAACTTCATCCGGCTGCGCTTGACAGCTATCGCCACGGCCATCGCGGTCAGGGGTGGTTTCGCGGGTATGGCGGCGTCAGTGGTTGCGTCTATGAAGGTCATGACGCTGGCGGCGGCCAAGAACCCGTTTGGTGCTTTACTGACAGCACTGGGCACGCTTATCGCGCTTATGATTGTGTTCAGTGACAGCACTGTGCAGTTGGCTGGGAAACAGATCGCGCTTGGCGACATCGTGACCGAGACATTTGCAACTGTTGCAGCGGGCATAGGGAAAAGCATCCAGCAGATCGCCGAGAACTGGAGTTGGATGACCGGCGGCGTAAAGAAGGACACTAAAGACGCCACGACTACCGGCCTTGCCTTCTTTGTGTCGTTTGCGGATAACGTCATCAATCTATTCCTGACTATTGGCCAGTCTATTGGCATCATCATCGCCAATATCCTAGGCGACATCGCCAAGGTGGGGGCAGCGGGCGCTGCTCTCTTGTCCGGCGATTTTGGGCGTGCGGCAGAACTAGGATTATCAGTCAAAGGCATTAGCGGCACCGGTAAAGACCTCGCCAAGAACGCGCAGAACCAGTTTAAGCAGACTTATGTGAGCGGCATCTTGGAGCGCGCCGCCGTGCGCACTGCCAACGCGCGGCAGACCCCGCTGGGTGGCATTGCCCGGCCCGGTTCAGGCGACCCCGCCTTGGCGACTGGCGGTGGTAGTGGTAGTGGAGGTGCAGCGGAGAGGGCACAGGAAACCGCTGACAAACTCAAGCAACTTCAGAGCACGTATGACCCGCTCATCGCAAAGGCGCGCGAGTTCGATGAGCAGTTGAGGTTCCTCAACTCGACGCTCGCACTGGGCGATGCCGCGTTGCGTAAAATGGGGCTGTCAACCGAGCAGGTTGAGCGCCTAACCGCATCGGTCATCCGGCGTCGGACTGAAGAACTAGACATCATGTTCGACACGACCCGGACATACAACGAGCAGGTTAGGTTGTTCAAAGTCATGGGCACCGCTCGTCAAGATGAGCAGGGCCTGATCGAACTTGAGAACAAAGCACGCAGCCTCAACACCGAGTTGACCGCTACTCAGACTGCTGAATATCGCCGACAGGCCGCCGAGCTTCGCCGACTTACAGCGCTCGACACGGCCCGCACAGCATTGCAGGACGCAATCAATACGAACGAAGATGAAGCGGCAGGTCTGGGTCGGATTGGTGCACTGCGAGAGCGGGCGATTGCAAGAGCGCAATTCATCAATAAGTTGCGCCGGGAAGGCGTGGACATCGCCAGCGAAGAGACGCAGGAGCTTATCCGGCAGTTTGATAAGCAGCAACGCATTAGCGGGGTAATTACTGCGCGAAACGATCTAGCGGACCGGCTCACCAACCTAGACATGGAAATCCGCTTGTCCGGCGTGCTGGAACATCAGCGTGACCGTATCAACAGCCTGCTCGAATACGAGAACTACCTAAAGGAACAGGGTCTCTATTCGACTACGCAGGGCGTTGAGATGATGCGGGCTTACGCCGAGGCAGTGGACGCAGCCGCAGCCGCCGAATTGGCCGCGCGGAGCGATTGGCTGGGTGGTATCCAAGAAGGCTTGATGGACCTTTCGGAGGAGTGGAGCAACTTCCGCAATCAGGCACGCGGTTTCGTCACTGACGCATTCCAATCGCTGTCTGACAGCCTCACCGGGTTTATCGAAACCGGAAAGTTATCATTTCGGGGCTTTGTGCAGAGCATCAGCAGGGGCATCATCAGGGCCGGGGTCAACGGCATACTAGGACAAGCGACCAACGCACTGGGCGGGCTGTTCGGACAGCGCGGGCAGGCAGCGGGACAACCGACATCTATCCTTGATCGCTACCTTCAGGTTAATCGGGCGATCCCGGTAATTATCCAAAACACAGGTAGTCTAGGATCGCTCTTGCAACCGGGTGCAGCAACCAACGATAACCCAGCCGAGGCCCTAGTCGCCGGGGCCGTGGAGGCGGCTGATATATTCAAGGGCGGTGTAGGCGAAGCCGCGTCAGGGTTCGTGGGCTTCCTGCAATCACTACTAGGTAGTAGTGGCGGCGGCATCCTTGGCGCAATCGCAGGTGCGTTTTTCAAAGACGGCGGTGTGATGACCGAGCACGGCAAGCTGCCGTTGCGCAAGTATTCTCGTGGCGGTGTCGCCAGAAGCCCGCAGGTGGCGGTGTTCGGTGAGGGCTCGACCCCCGAGGCCTACGTTCCGGTTCCGAGTGGGCGCATCCCGGTTGTTTTGTCGGGTTTGCCCCAACAACAAGCCTCAGCGGGCAACATTATCATTGCGCCACAGGTCACGGTCTCCATACCTTACGAAGGTAGGGGCGCAGGAGACTTGAGTGTCGAGCAGGGCCGTGAATTGTCCAAGTCTCTTGAGCAGGAAATGGGCAAGTTTCTGGAGCGCTGGGTGCAGAATGAGGCCAAGCCCGGCGGCAGGCTTGCGAGGTCGAGGAACTAATCATGCCTTCGTTTTTGACATTTTCTCCCAGCGTTCCGCTCAACCCCGGCACTCGCCGATCCATGAAGCCCAAGGTGTTGTTGGCCGAGTTCGGCGATGGCTTCGCGCAGCGGGCGCAAGACGGCATCAACAGCAACCCTCTACGGCGTCAGTTTTCGTGGTCTACTCTTACCAAGGAAGAAGCCGATTACATCGACGGCTTTTTGACAGAAGCTAGGGGCGTAAATAGCTTCTACTACCAACTGCTGGACGAGACCCAGCCGAGACTATATGTCTGCCCTGAATGGGAGGTCGAGACAGTGGCCTTCGATATTTACAATATAACCGCGACCTTCGTAGAGGTCTTCGACATCGAGGCGTAAATGAGTGATATTCTCAAGGGCATCACCCGCCAATTCGCAGTCGGCACTGTGGTATCTCTTTACGAGTTGGACCTGTCCCATCTTGGAGGCCCGGTCCATTATTTCACGAACAACGTCTTCGTAGAGCGCATTCCTATAGTCTTTGGGGGAAACACCTACGTTCAGATTGCAGTGTCCATGTCGGATGTCGAAACAGACAGTCGTGGTTCTCCTTCCTCGCCGAATTTTTCTATTGCGTCCTCAGGTGGACCGATACCCGCTTTGCTCCAGCAATATAGCGATCTTCGCAGGGCGATAATTCGCAGATACACCACCTTTGCCGAGTTCCTTGATGTCATGCCTGACGGGGCGGGAGGTGTAGTGCCTAACCCCAACGCCGATCCTTCCGCGCGCATCCGCGAAGAGTTGTTTGTGGTCAACCGCAAGACATCCGCTGATGATGTTTTTGTCGAGTTGGAACTCAAGTCACCTGCCGATCTTGACGGCGTTCAAATACCGCTCAGGATCGTCCGCAAGCGTTGGTGCGACGCCAAATACCGCGTCCCGGACGGGCAGGGGGACTTCGTTTACTTCCCTGTCGAGGACGGCGGGTGCCCCTACACGGGGGAGTTGTGCTTCGATGTCAATGGTGAGCCGACTACTCCCGCCGCCGACCGCTGTTCGAAAGAACTAACGACGGGTTGCGTCGCCCGCTTCGGTAAATCAGCCCCACTGCCATACTCGGCCTTCCCCGGCGTGCGCGGCGTGCAGGAGGTTTAGACATGGCTTCCGCTGTCACCCTTAGAAATCCCGATCCATTCCCGGCATCAGTGATCGCCGATATTCAAGCGCACGCAATCGCGGCCTACCCGGAAGAGGCCGTGGGCTTTGTCATGCCCGAGGGCTACGTCCCAGCCAAAAACGTGCATCCCGACCCCACCAATCACTTTTCTGTCGATCCCGTTGCCGTTGCACTGGCGAGCGAACGCGCACTGGCGTTCGTTCACAGCCACCCGGACGGCCAGCCGACCCCCAGCTATCAGGATCAGGTGGCGCAGATCGCGGACGGTCGCACGTGGGGCATCGTGCCCGTGATGAAAGTTTACAACGACGAAACGCCCGCTGTTGTTGCAGGGCATGTCACGTGGTGGGGAGACGATCTCCCCGTAGCCCCGCTGGAAGGACGCAAGTTTCTGTGGGGAGTATTCCACTGCTGGTCCCTGTATCGAGACTGGATGCGGCTGGAGCACGGCGTTCTCTTGCCGAACTTTGCTTGCGACCCCGACTTCGTTGAGGCGGGTGAAGACGTATTCCTCAAGAACTGTCAGGCGGCTGGGCTGAGAAATCTGGGTAAAATACCCATGCACGACCTGCGAAGAAGCGACATGCTGGTGGGGAAGATCAGGGGGCGGTTCCCAAATCACTGCGCCGTATATACAGGCGGGGATTATATGCTACACCACGCTCCGGCCTCTCTCAGTGGCCCTACCTCATTGTTGAGGTGGTGGCCTTACATTGACACGGTGTTTCGTTATGACGGTCTTGAGAAAACTCCACCTTTACGGTGAGATGGCGGACATTTACGGACCTGAACACGACGTATGCGCCGCGACCATCGGCGAAGCAATCCGGATTGTCGACTGCAACCACCCCGGCTTCAACATCTACCTACGTCGCCGCCAATTCCATCTGGCGCGTGGCACCGGGCGGATAACCTACTCGGAAGACGAGATCACGCTAGGTGACAGCACGGTAGTCGAAGTTCTCCCCCATCAGTATACCGTCCCGCAATCCAACGGCGACTGGCACTTGATACCCGCGATGCAGGGGTCGAAGAGCCGTTCGCTCAAAACCGTTTTTTCGGTCGTAGTTGGCGGTGCTTTGCTAGCAACCGGCGTGGGCGGCGCGGCATTCGGGGCGTTCGGGGCCGCACCTAGCGCGACCTTCGCCACCAGCACGGGGTTTCTCGGGCTGTCCTATGGTTCTGTAGCGTTGCTGGGAGCGTCTTTGTTTCTCGGGGGTATCAACCAACTTCTTGCTCCCTCGCCTACCACGAGCACGGAAGAGAGGACCCCGACTTCCTTCGGTTTTGACGGACCTAGCGAAATAGAGGACGAAGGCGGCGCTATCCCCATCATCATCGGAGAAGTCATTACAGGCCCTGTTCGTGTGGCCGCTTCGATTACCACAGCGGCTATAGGTAGTGGCAACTACCGAAACGTCGGGGGCAAACTAGGCCCTGTGCCCAAGGAAGGGTTCGGTCCCGGTTCTTTTGACTTCTTTATCGAGCAGCGGCTCACGGAGGCCGATCAGTGACCATGTTTTTGACCGGCTCCGGTAAAGGAGGCAAAACACCCAAAGAGGCTCCCGATACCCTCTTTTCGAACCAGACTGCGCATGTGCTCGACCTCTTGTCAGAGGGAGAGATCGAAGGGCTGGTAGGCGACACCGAGGAAGAGCGCAAGCGCAGCATCTTTTACAACGAAGTCCCTCTGATCGACAGCGCCGGTTCTCCGAACTTCGAGGGCGTGGTGATTTACGGCACGAACGGGACCCCGGAGCAGGCCCCTTTTCCGGGGTTCTCCGACATCCTCTCCACCATTCCGGTGAACCAAGAATTGCCGTTCGATGTCTATAAGACGGTCAGTTTCCCCAACGACGGGTCTGTCACCGCAGTCATCGTAACAATCTCGACAGGCGCTTTTTTTGAGGTCGAGAAGGATGGGGACCAAGTCGGCACTTCCGTAACCTTCGTTATAGAGATCAGCGAAAACGGAGGCCCGTTCGAAGTAGCCCACAGCGGCAACATCACCGGGAAGCAGATTGACGGTTTCGACCGCGATTATCGGATCGACATCGGCGACCCCAACGGGATCACAGCCATCCGGGTAAAGCGCACCAAGCCGGATGCGAACAGCCTCAAAGTCAACGACGGGATCAAGTTTTCGAACTACACTCGGGTGGTGGAGCACACCCTTTACTACCCCAATCTGGCGCTGGTAGGGCACGTCATTGACGCAAAGCAGTTCGGCAACCAAATCCCGACACGCCAATACAGGGTCCGAGGCATTAAGTGCCGCATCCCGCACAACTACGACCCTGTGACCCGCACGTATACAGGGCCATTCAACGGCTCACTGACCGAAGAAAAGCACTACACCAACTGCGGCCCATGGGTTCTCTATGAATTGGTGACTAACAAACGCTACGGGCTGGGGCAGTTCGTGCAACCTGACTTCCTCGACATCCCCACGCTTTATCAAGCCGGGGTGTTTGCGGATGAGATGGTCAGCGATGGCAAAGGAGGTCTTGAGCCGCGCTGGGTGTGCAACACCGTAATCAACACGCGCGGAGAAGCGTTTGCAGTTCTTAGGGAACTCGTCTCCAATTTCCGCGCCTCACTGTTCTGGATGCAGGCACGCCTATGGGTGGTAGGCGACCAGCCGCGCACGCCCGTCAAATTGGTCACTAATGCCAACGTGATCGGCGGGCGTTTCACCCGAACGGGGGAGAGCGACAGCCAGCGGGTTTCCGTCGTCAACGTCTCATGGAACGACCCTGACCTGTTCTTTCGCCGGGCCATTGAGAGTGTCGAAGAACCGTCTCTGATCCGCGAGATCGGTTACAAGACCAAGGACTTCGGCGCTTTTGGCTGCTCCAGTCGTGCGCAGGCCCGCCGCATGGGCCGGGCGATCTTGTTCTCTCAAGAGTTTGAGAGCGACATGATTACCTATCAGGCGTCTTACGACCACATGGCGGTCGACGGCGACGGAGCACTAGGCCTTGCTCCCGGGGATACCATCATTGTCAGCGACCGACGTTCCGGCAACGCCGTATCTGGTGGCCGGGTGTTGGCCGTCAATGGCAGTGAGTTGACCGTGAGCAGTTCACCCGGTCCTGTTCCTGCGACTGACCTCGATAACGCACTTTCCTACAAGTTCTCTCTCTTGACGCTGGGCGGCGAACCGTTGACTGTGGGCGAGTTCATATCCGGCACCGGCATTATCTGGATCGAGCACGCGAGCAACGGCGCAATAGAATATCTCGAATGCACCTATTCGGGCCAGACCGTCACTCTTCTTGAAACGCCTGTGCAACCGGTTGCACCGAACGATCAATACGTGATTTTGCAGAACGGTGCTGCACCAGAGACCTACGTGGTTTTGAAAATCTCGGAGGAGGGGGAAAACCTGCTCACGGTCTCCGCCGTGAAGTGGGACGAGGCGCGCTACGCATATATCTACGAAGACGGCGGGTTGCTTGAGACGACGAACTACATGTCACTGGCATCTTCTTCTGTGACAGCACCCCCGCCGTCTATCGCCCTGACCCAAAGGTTTGTCACCGGCATAGACGAATACCAGAGGATCATCGACATTCGGGCAGGTAAAAGCCCTGATCCGTATCTCGACCATTACATGGCCCGCTACAGCTATCAGAACAGCGAGTGGGTGACGTTGCCGCCGAGTGGCTCGCCTTCATTCTCGATCCGTGGAGCCAAGCCGGGTAATTACCGCGTCCAATCGTTCGCGGTTAACCGCAACGGGGTTTACTCCTCAGTGATCGAGGACACCATCACCTTGCCAGTAGCGCCCCCCGATGACGCACTGGCCCTAGGTCAGATTACCGACCTGCAACTCCAGCAGGGCGGCTCTGTGTTCACTGGCCGGGACGTGAAAATCACGTGGAGTTTGGTAACACCACAATCCACGTTTGCATCGGAAGCAGGTCTGTCCGGCTCTGAGAACTCTAAGGGCATCGCTGACCCGATGTTCCAAGATTGCCTCGTTTCTGTGTTCGCGGTCGACGGGGAGACTACGACCTTGCTCCGTGAGGAGAGCGTAATCGACACGAATTACGTCTACAGCTATGAGAAGAACTTCGAGGACACCGAGGGCTCGCCTTCGCGCGAACTTATGTTTTCGGTGGTTTACCGGGATAGGTATGCGAGGCTCTCTCCAGCTTCGGTAATTACCGTTTCCAACCCCCCGCCAGAGTTCATCAATGCCCCTTCGGTGTTCGGCTATGTTGGCGGTCTGCGGGTTACTTATCTGCCGCCCAATGACACTGATTTCAGAGGAGTGCGGGTCTATGCAGCGACCGTGACGGAAGGTGTCGCAGTCGCAGAGGATGATCTCGTATACGACGGCCCCAATACGGTGATTGATCTTGTCGATCTGCCCGCTCAGGTGCACGAGGTCATTGTTGTCCCCTATGACGCTTTCGGGCCGGGCGTGCCTACTGATGTGCTGGCAACCACCCCGCTGGATATTGCAGCTATCGAGCGCAAGATCGAGCCGCAGTTTCCAACCTTGGAAATCCGCGAGTTCGCAGCGGGCAATGCTACGGGCACCACGCGTTACGCGGCGCACAATGTGGTTCGCGGCGGAGTGTCCTTGTCAGGCGGGACGTGGTCTCTCCAGTCTGTTATCATGGGCGGTGCCACGCTCTCGATAAACGCCGCTAATGGGCTGGTGGCGCTTTCCAACGTAACGCGGTCAGGCTCTTTCGTGGTGGTTTACACACATACCGATGGCGTCGCCACGGACCTGCTCATCAATGTAACTTTCCTGACTGGCCTCGGGGCAGTTCGTATGCTTGAAGCATCGCCGTCAGTGCCTACGTGGTTCGAGGGTAGCACCAGCTCGCGCAGCGTAGCCATGGTGGCGTTAGAGGGCTCCACCGGCTTGACGGGAGGAACGTGGTCCATTGTCCCTGATCCAGAGATTACAGCCACTATTGACCCCAACACAGGCCTGATAACTATTTCCAACGCTAGCGATACGGGTGTTATGCTTGTGACATACACCCATACAGACGCGCAGGAAACGTCCCTTTACGTTGATGTCATATACTTCCCCGAGTTTTACGGGCGCAGGCCCTTTGACCCCAATTACAATATACCGTAGAACCAGTTTGAACCCTGCAAGAGGCGTCTATGACCAAACCCATCGAAAACCTGTCGCCCGAAGACGTTGCCACCATTCAGGGGGTGCTCGGGGTGGCCGGGCATGTTCAAGACGCGCAGGCAGCGGCAACGCAGGCCGGACAAGCGCGTGACGATGCTGACAGGCTGCGGCAGCGCGCGATCATCGCGCGAGGCTTCAACTTGCGCAGTGAACTTCTCGACGCCACCAACATGATTGAAGGTGATCCATCGGTTGTGCTGGCGGACAGCGCCTTCCACCCGGCTGTTGCTGGGGAGTTTGCTCTGGGCGGCTCACTCGCCACGATAGGTGATCTTGTGCCCAACACGGGGCGCTACACGTATCAGGGAGACCCAGCCGCATGGCTGCGCACCGGGGACACCGACAGTCAGATTGCTTCGATTGAGGCGGATCGGGCCGAAGCCGCCACTGGCAAGGCTGCTTTGGTCAAAATCCTTTCTTCCACAGCGGAAATCACCATCCCCAATTACGCCACTTGGACGACGACGGACGGAGTTTGGGGACGGAAAGCCGACGGTAGCTGGGCGCAACTCGTTGCAGGCAAGGAACGCTCCTACCATGATAACACGGGGACATATCTGGGGGCGCTGATGGAGCCCGCTCGCCGGATATACGGCGCACCGTGGCACAAGGTTGACGCACCCCACACAAACACAAGCGCAGCCTACCTGTTCAACAATGGACCGTCCCGGATTTCTCGCGCTTACGCTGGCGAGCACAGCGGCCCCGACATCCACGGCGGCACTGGGAAAGGCGTGCTGCTGACTAGCCTCCAGAACAGCGCAACCAACACCGTTATCAGGGCTGACAACATCGGATTTGTCAACCCTGCGCTCGGCAATCGGTGCCGCACCAGTATGCTTATCTCCTTGCCTGTCAAAGGGACAGCGTGGAGCTTTTCAATTGGTTGGACTTCCAGCAGCGTGTCTTTTGCCGTGGACGCGGCTGGTGAGATTACCATTTCCTCCACCATCAATGCCACTCGCGCATACGTTACAGGCGTCTCCAAGATGCCCTATCAGGACAGCGCGGGGAACGATGTTTGGCTTGTGTGGGCGCAATTTGACGGCATCGCCGCTGGAACAAACTTCTTCCCGCAGGTTAGCCTCGCCAATGTCCCTGTTGGCGTCCAAATGATGATCCACGACTGGACGGCGGGCAACAATCTGGAAGCACCGCCTTCGGGCGCTCCGCAGCTTATCACCCCGACAACCGGCAGCGCGCCTTACTACAAGGACTTTGTTGCCGAGACGATCAACACCGACATTGCCGGAAAGATCGGTGCACTGTTTCACGGTGTTGCTCGTTGTCGAACGGCAATCACGAACGGCAAGCTGGCGCTGCTCAACAGCCGCTACATGAGCGGGGGCGACTGGTTTCCGCTAGTGCCTCGCATCGAGATTGTGGCGTCCAATGAGACGACCGATACCTATGGCATCCTTCCGAACAGCACTGACCGCTACGACTTCGGGCCGCAGACGGCTACCAACTCGAACCGGGTGGATGACTATACGCTGAATTTGGGGCCGGGGCGCTACACGCAGGAGTGTTTGCCTTCGGTATCTGGCGGCTGGTTTCGCCCGAACCTGCACAATTTCACGCTCACTTCGGCATTCAAGAACGACGTTCGGCTTTACGGCTGGATCAGCCGCTTGCTCAATGCGGTAGGGGCGACAACTGGTCAGACCAACCTGACCGGTCTGACCAAGATGGATTATATCTGCGTCTTTCCCTTGAGCAGCAACGAAGGCGAACTTGTCTCGCAGACACAGCTTGGGACAAGCAACACCCATACGCTGCGCCCGGCAGGGAGCTTCAACTTCAACCATTCGATCCAGCTTGGCACGATCCCGACGCATACCCGGAACCGGCGCAATGTCACGGTTCAGGACGACATGGACGACCTGACGCTCTCGATCTTTCAGGGCTACCTGACGATCAACATGACCCAAGCCCCAAACGGCTCCAGCGTGAACGTCGATAACTCGTCCTGCCAGATGGTCCCTCGCGGCCTCAGCCCGGACGGCCCGCCCGGCAGGACATTCACTTGGAGCCAGGAAAACTTCTATCTCGACCGCGTATGGAACGATGCCACTTACCTGCACGGCGGGACGATCACTTACTCCACCAACAACGTATTTCTTGGGCGCTCGACCGGCATGAGGCTGGACCTGATGCAGAGCACCAAGGAGATTGAGGTAGCGGTGAGTGTGGATAGCAATAATCGCCCGATCTGGCAGAACGTCACTGCGGCGGGCCTTAGTGCGGCGGCCGATCTTCCTCGCGGCCTGTGGGCTTATCACGCTGGGGTTTACGATTACACCGCCAACACGCTGAACGAGGCAGCGGCTATCCGAGGCCGCCGGATCATGGTCGCCCACTACTCGCAGTTTTTCGGGAACGCCAATCAAAACAAGCCTAATTTCCAGTTCGCCTATAATGGTATGCTGATTGGGAATGGCACTCTCGAAGCCGCTCCGGATAACGGCGATGTTTTTGTCATCGCCCAGAAATTCGCGCCGTCCCCTGCAACGCCTTGGGTGCGCCTCTACTGCCGCTACGGCACCTGGACAAACAACGTCTGGTCGAACGGAAGCGGCCCAGCGATCTACAACATCGCCACGCACCACGACGGCATTCAAACGCACCTTGCGGATACCAACCTGCCCAACACCTATATCGGTTCGTGGATCAGCGTTTCGCCAACCCAGCCGGTCTTCCTTCAGATGGGCACCGGACTTTTCGGCAATGTGACGGTCGAAAACCATGTTCACATGAGCGGCTTCCGCAACCAGTTGCTTACAAAGAGCAGCACCAACCCCGGTGCGCCGACGATGTTCAGCGTGACAAACTATGCCGCCATCCCTCATCACTTCAAACGGCTGCTGGCGAACAAGTCCGATCAGGTCATGGGGCTGGTCTCCGTAGACGTTCCGCAGATGAGCCTGACCCTGAATAACGTCTGGCTCCCTACGCGGGCAGGTGAGGAGAATATCTCGAACAAGATCGAGATAATCGGTGGCGGGACCCTGACCGGGGCGCACAACAACATCGGAGCGAATGGCATTACGGCAGGGGTCGTTACCAACTACCCCGGCGTTCCCAGCGCGACGCACTGCATCAAAGAGGAGTATCTCGACCCCACGACCGGGCACTTCGATCAAAACCTGATCGACCCGCTCAAGGAACTCGAAGGGCCGTTCACGCCCTACTTTGAGGCCCTGACCGGCATCCCCGGAAACAAGCTGTGGCGCGAAAGCATCCAGACCGGCTTGCGGTTCAAGCCGCTGGTCGATTGGCTGATGCAGTGGCAGCGCGACCCGGACTTCATTGTCACGGTGAACCCGGC